TTACCGCAGAGCTTCGATAACCCTCGAAGCAAGTGCGTCGACGTCTATCGCAGAACTGCTATCCAAACCAAGACATTTGATTCGGTGACCGTCGAACGTCTCGACCACGTCTCCAGTTCGAACGGAAGGTGAGATGATATAAGCCTCGTTGAGACGCGCAAACTGCATGTATGTATAGATCTGATACAGATCCTTCGCATCGGGTACCTTATACTTTACGTCGAGGACAGCTTCTATAGATCCGCCGCGATAGATAGTCAGGTCTGGAATTAGCTCGATTTCGCCATTCGTAAGCAGAAAGCTACTGGAGGCAAAACCCTTTTGAACGCTTAGAGCAGTGGGCTCTGCAGCTCTCATAAGACTTGTTCGCACAAAGTCTTCGTAAAGTCCAGGCATATTGAACAAGTATCCGTCAGACTCCCAGCTTTCACCGTGGTCAATTCCGGATGCTTGGAGGATGACGAGGCTGAGACCGAGCGCATTGCTGTAGTAGGAATACGAACCGCCAACATTCTTCGTTCGCATCATCTGGCTGACCTTGCGGATATCGTCATAACCAGCAAAGGTAGATGCCTGCCAGTTTGCCCAATCGTGAGTTACACGCGCCCCAGGAGCGTCACTAGACAAGAGTCCCAATACTCGTTTGGCAGCCGACTTGATAATTCTGTTCTCGGGGATATCAAATGTCGGCCTGTGTCGTCTCGTTACGATTGGAGCGGCATCTCCTCGCCGCGCTCGGAGGTTTGTCACAGGCCAGTTTATCTGTCCAACGGCAGATGACGTGGCCTCAAGCGTAGGCTTGCGGCGAAATAACTTTGGTTTTGCTGCAAAGGATAAGAGCTCCCGGGACAACATCTCTGCCAACGAACTCAAGCCGAAATCGTGCGACCCGCTTGAGTATCCGAACGGAGCATCGTTCACCAGTCGAGCCGACTGAGAATCGTGAAGATACAGCAGCATCGAAACTGGATTGAGCGATGCATGCTTCGGAGAAATGACAAGCTTATTTCCATTAAGAAGCGGGATATTCCCGGCAACATTTGACGCCAGAATCTGCAGAACTCCACCTTGAAGGAGAACGCGAATGTTGTCTGGCAAGCCAGTGGGGACATCAGCTGGGGTTAGGCCGGGTAACGCCGAAATCTCGTTCTCGACGGCATGCCAAGTCTGCATCACGCTGTTCCTGTGAAGAGTTCATCTACGCGGTTGTCGATTTGCGCTACCACTTCAGGCTCATAGGCAGAGAAATGATTCATCAAGACCGGTCGGATTCTCCACATGTAGTACATCCGGAAGTCATCACTCGGCTGAAGCCCGGCGAAGTAGCCATGACCCAGCGGATACTTGTCTTGAATAGCAGTGAAGACAGTCTTAATGGCTGCGGCTGTATCTGAAGGAATAGCTCTGTGCCTAAGTATCGCGTCAAGGTCTTCAACGCGTGGGCCAAAGTAGACACTTGCCATACGTCCCATGAGTGCGTCGTCAACATCCTCCGTGTTCGTGTCGACGTTATTCATAGTGAAGTAGAAAACCACTTCTGGATCGATAAAGATCTGCGCACCATTCGGAAGCGTGATGCCGTTGGTCTCGCCCCGGTACGCTGGCTCGATAAGAGAGAATAACTCGCCCAAGGCCTGGCTAATTCGAGTGCGGTTGATCTCTTCTAGAACGATATGCCTCTTGCCGTTTCGAAGCGCGCGAAGGAGTGGACCTTCAGTCCATTCGAATTCTCCCGGTTTCTCACCGGGCGCGAGTCCTAGGATCAGGTTCTCATAACCCCACCCCTCATGGAGCTGAATAGTCTCACGATCCTCAGAATTACGCGGAATAAGTTTATCGATGGCACGGGTTTTCCCGGTTCGGGGCGGTCCAAACAGAAGAATTGCGCGCTCTCCCGCTTTGACTAGCGAGGCTAGCTGTTCACTTGGGGAAATCCTGGTCCATGCTGGTGCTGAATCGATTGTTGTCACTGACTGAATCCTATTTGTGTACTCAAGCCGATCTTCTTTGCGGATTTCGACTTCCAACTTGGCCTCAAATGCCGAATTGCAGATTGCCAACAACTCCGCATCGCTAAGCGGAGCGTCGCTGGTCTCGATATCGATTGGCTTGTTTACAAAAACTGCCTCGATCTCGCCGGGCTCAAGGTTCAGCTCGCGTATGAGGGCTTCGACGAGTTGCTGCGAGAGCTTGTTAGGGTCACTATCGCCAAAATACTGGTCCAACTCATCTTGACGGAAGAGCCAAACCGCCATTGCTTCAATAGGGATAGCGACTCGTGCGTCCTCTTCTAGGGCGAACCCGTCTCCACCGTGTCCCAGACCTTGGGGGTAGATCCTTCCGAGGGATACTCGAATCTTGTTTCCCTCATCGGAGAAATCAAGGTATGCAGTGGGAGATCCAGAAACTACTGAATCCGATGTTTTCCATCGCTGAATAGTGGTTTGAATAATTGAACGCGAAGCGTCGCCTTTCATGAAGGCGTAACGGACGGTGTGCGCAAAGGGAACAAAAAGTTTTCCCTCAGGACTGCCGCAGGAGAACAGCCTCTGCAGGGTGGGAGTTGAATTCTGCGTATCGATCAATATGGACGTGTCTCGGCTCAAACCCATGTGCTTTAATACAAGCCAGATTTTGAGCAGGTGGGAAGCTGTCCCTTGGAGCTGATCGAGTGCCGCGCTGATCGTCTTAGCGGAAAGATACATCTTGCCTCCTTGCACGCGGACTTGCGGTTAGACTCGGGAGCAGTATTCGGAGACCGATCATTTCCATCAAGCCCTTACGTCGAAGCGTGGTCCAACTGGTCCTAGTTTCTGGCAGCATTGGCATCATCTCTCTGAGTCAGTTTGGGTCTCGAAAAGGTCTTCAACTCTGCAGTCGAGGGCGGTCGCTATCTTCATGAGGACGTCCATGTGTACTGGTTCGTTCTTGCCGAGTTTGGCTAGTGAGTTGCTGCTGATGCGCGCCTTGTCTCGGAGCTGGACTTTGTTCATGTTCTTGTCGATGAGGAGTTTCCAGAGCTTGTTGTATTGGATCTTCATGGACGTTCCTTCCGGCTCCACTTCTCTCCAAAGAGCGCCTTCTCGTTGTTGTCCAGTTTCAGGACGGTGGTTTCTTGCAGGATGGATTGGGCTTCGGGGGTGCATTCGCTGGTCTTGTCCACAGCGATGAAGATTTGCTTCTCCACTTGATCGGCGTAGACGCGGATCAGGTTGCTGAGGTCTGGGCGGGGCATGGAGTCGAACACGATCGAGTCGTGTGCCAGTGCTGGGAGCACAGTGTTCTGCAGCACGGCGAGGTCGTAGATGATCATGCTGCGATGGTTTGTGCCTGTGCCTTTGTCCTTCGGCGTTTCGAAGTCGTAGGAGTTGAAGGCCTTGATCGTCAGTCGGGGCGCGTTGTACTCCCCGCCGGTGACCTCGTCGTTGATGGCGTCCATCTGCGTGTTTATGGCGATTTCGATTTGTGCCAGCACGCTTTCGAGTTGGTTTTGGTAGCGCGTGTTGGCTTCTCGTTTCGCGGTCTGGAGCTTGTGGTTTTGGTCGAACGCTTCGTTCTGCTCTTTAAGCTTGGTGATCCGCCGATCCAAGGTCGTGTAGGCGTCGAGGAATTCTGGCGTGAACGCTTTGGATGTGGGGATCGCATCCATCTGGGAAAGGATGCGGTCGTGGTGTTCTTGAAGCTCGGTTACCTCGCGTTGGACGCGCTCGCGGGCTTGGGCGAGTTCTTCCGCGAGGATCGTCTGGATCTTGGTGTGGAACTTCTCGACCTCGACAAGCTTGGCCAGGTTCGCTTCGGGGAAAAATTCTTGCAGGCTCTTGAGGTCGGCCTCGGTGGGGTACGCGCCGTGGCGTAGGTTCAAATCGAGCAGGTGTAGCTCGTCGTGCCTTTCCTTGATGAGGCGTCGAACGTCGCCGAGTTGGCGGTTGAGTTCGTTGCGTGCGTTAGCGTGTTCGACCTCGCTCGGATCGACTGTCGCTTCATCTGATTCGGCCAGTTGCGCACGTTCCTGCTCCAAGGAGGCGATCTCGACGACGTTCTGCTTGTACTTAGTCAACCCGTCAACTGCCGATGGGATGAACTCGTAGCGTCTGGCAGCTTTGAACGCTGCAATCATGCCCTCAGCGCTCTGTAGTTGCTGCTTGAAGTCCTCGATCGAGCTGTAGTACTGGAACAAGGAGATCAGGATCGCGATGGCATCCTTCTGGGATTCCTCACCACCACGGGTCTGGAGTGGTTTGAGTTCGTTGTGGTTGTTTTTGCCGTAGATCCGGAAGAACCTGCTGAGCATCTGTCGGAACGACGCGCCCGGCAACTGCATGCCGTACTGGACGGCCAACCAGTCTGTGAACTCCTTGAGCTCAAGGGTTTTCAGCACGCTGCCGTCGGCATCAATGTTGACCACAACTTTGGGTTCATGGGGGCGTCGCACGAAGTTGTAAGAGGCACCGTCAAATTCGAAGGTGAAGTTGATGGCGTGCTCAGGCAGTTCCCGGACGGCATCGCTGTCGACGTAGGTGTTGCCACCAAAGACGAAGTCGATGATGAGCATCATCGTGGACTTGCCGATTGACCCGGCCTCGCCTCGGACTGCGCCGAGGATCGTGTTCAGTCCTTGATGGAACTGGATCGGCGGGCGTGGTGTGCCGCCTTCTTTGAACAAGTCACAACTGATCTGCTTCAGCATCGCTCCAGTGCTCCTTCCTCACTGAGCGTGACCTTGCCGAGGGAGTAGAGACAGTCCAGCGCATCAATCAGCCGGATTGGATCCGTCGTGACGGAGGCAAGGGCGACGGCAAGTTCATTCGGGGTCTTCGGGGTGTCCAGGAGCCTTAGGATCGTCGGAAGCAGCGGCAGCACCGTGTCCTGGTAGGCAAACAACTTGTTAGGAAGCAGCATCGAACACCTCACAGGACTGGACGAAGTAGGAGGTCACGTAAGCGCAGTAGCGGGCATCCTGTTTTGTGATCTGACTGAGCCGAATGGTCAGGGCTTCATGGATCCGCTGTTTCGCGTACCCCTTGTCAGCGAGCTTCGTGTACGAGGCTCTGATCTCAGCTCGCAACAACCCATCATCAAACGTCTTGAGCTGAGCCTGCTCCTGCAGCTCTTTCTCGATAAACCTGAAGTATCGCGTGACGTGCATGAATACTTCGTCGAACACGAACACGTCGACTGACTGGTCGATCTTGTCCTTGACTGCGACTGGGTCGAAGTTCAGCGGCTCGAATTCTTTGGGGTTGGCGTTGCCGAGCTTCTCGACGACCTTGCTGATGCCACGTTCAATATCGACCGTGGTCAGTGTCTTGCGTGCCTGGGCTGCGTCGACTTGTGCCTTCTTATTACGCCTCAGGTCTTTTACGTCGGATTTCTTGTGGGTGAGCGTGTAGGCGTGGAAGCAGTCCGGACACAGCGCGACCAGATTCTCGTAAGTACGCGCTTCGCCTTCAATTCGTCCAATCGCATAGAGCGGAGCTGTCGCGCCGTCGTCGGTGACGGGCTGGAGGTGCTTGCCGCAGCCGGTGCGCGAGCAGGTGTACTTGCACTCCTCCAACAGGCGAGAACCGAGCTTGCCCTTGACGGCATCCGACACCGCCGTGGCTCGCTGGAGCTTACGGTCATTCTCCAATTCCGGATTGACAACGAACTCCAACGCTTGCTGGATCAAGTCGAACAACACGTCGCCAACATTGAAATCGTCGACATCTTCGCCGGTAAACGGCTGGATACTGCGAGCCAGCGCCGCCTTGACCTCCTCGACTGACTGCGTCTCGATGTCATCGACGTAGTTGAGGGAATCGACGAAGTTGTCGCGGGTGGGATTAGCGAGCATGGCGCGCGCCAGCTTTTTCGTGATCCCGCGACTATAGAACTTCCGCAGGGATTCATCCTTGTAGTCCTGATCCGGTGTCCTACCTCGGGGCGTGAACCAGTGCTCCTCAGGGACGGCGCATAGCCGTTCGATCATGTTGCGCATGAAGTCGGCTGTGTTCCGGGTGCCGCGCAGGTGCGGGTAGACGGCCTTCATCACATCGTTGAAGAGCAACTTCGCCATCACCTCCACCGGATTGTCCCAACTGTCCCAGGCTGTCCCAAAGCGTCTAAATGGCCGAGGTGCCATTTTCTACCGTGGACATAGCTCACGAGAGATGGGTATGAGTCTATCACGGCTGTGCATTTGCAACGAGAAGTTGGCGATTGCGTATCTTGCGTGGGTTATGCGGGGCAGGTGGCGTGGCCTCGCGCTCAGGACACGACCGGGATGTGCACGATCTGGTCGAGTCCATGGAGACACCTCACGCAACGTGAGGCGCATCCACCGGATCGACCGTGATCACGCCGATCCGTAGCCAACAACTGAGCTCAGGTTTCTATTCGTCCCAAGTCGGAACGATCTGCAGGAGCCGCTGGGGCGGGCATCCATCCGGATGTCCGCCCATAGCCATGCCAATGCAGACCGCTTCACCGACACCAGACGACTAGCGGCGTCTCCCGTGGGTCTTTCCGCATCCAGCGGAAGGAGCCAGCCGTGGCAACTCCTACTTTTTCAACCACACAGAAACCCGACACCGGATACCAGCCCTATGCCGTCCGCACCAAGAAGGTCGGAGGCAAGGAGTTCACCCAAATCTACGTGCCCTCGAAGGTCAAAAGAGGAGTCCAAAAGTATGCATGGATCGAGCTCGTCGACCCACCCGTTGGAGACGAAAAACTTGGTCTGAGCGCCGACGAGGTGCTCGCCTTGCTCTACGACCCGACGTACGTGCCGGAGTGGAAGGTCGCATATCTGCGCGCTGCCTACCGCAGTTTTCGTGCCGTTGAGAACGCTCGAAACCGTGGCGACCTCTCGTATAGCGACTGGGAAGTCGAGGTCCATGACGGACCCCAGTATCTGAACGTCTCGGTTCACGAAGACCAGATCGACAGCGAGTTGGTTGTCGATTGGCTGCTGTCTCAGGTGAGCGCCAAGCAAGCCGAACATATCCGCCTGCACGTGTTTGAAGGGCTCTCCTTCGTCGAGATCGCGCGTGAGGAGCTGCCCGGTGCTGGCGAAGCCGATGTAGCCAAGCGAGCGAACAGCATCGGGCGCTCGGTCAAGCGGGCTCTGAAGAAGCTTCGCGAATTCATCGAGCAGGAATGTCCGGATCTGGCTCCACTCGGGGGCGTATGAGTGCCCGGCCCGCATGAAGGCCAGCACAAACCGACGCTCACTCTGATTCACAAGGAGGAAACGATGTCCAAGCATCGTCTCAAGGTCACGTTGACTGACCAGCCCGAACCTGACGCTGCGGTCTCTGCCCGCAAGGTCAGCATCCGAAGCAGGATCGCCCGCAAGCTGCTCGGCAACCCCCAGCAGCTCACCGTTCTCGTGCCGGGCAACCAGGTCCGCTCAGTAGAAATCATCCGCCCAGACGACGACCTCATGGCACTGGCCCGTGCCGTCGGGGTTACCCAGAGCGGTGGTGATGCCGCGTGAACGTCACCGAAGCGAACCGCTACGTCCCGGCGCTGAATCAAATCGCGGAGGGGGTCACGATGCTGGCCTCTGCGATCGAAGAAGCCGCGTGGGAATCGTTCGAGGATCACCCTGGCATGTCGGGGGCTCGCCCGATCGCCGCAGCCCAGCTCGCCCAGCCAGCACTGGAAGCAGCTGCCGAAGAGTACGAAGCCGCTCACCAGCCGCCAGCCCCGGAACCGGCTCCTGCTCCTACTCCTACTCCGGAGGTTGTGCAGGTGACGTTGGAGCAGGTCCGCACGGTGCTAGCGCGCCTGTCGCAGGCGGGCCATACCACGCAGGTGCGCGAGCTGATCCAATCCGCTGGCGCGAACAAGCTCTCCGAGCTTGACCCCTCCAAGTTTGGGCAGCTGCTGGAGCAGGCGGAGGCGATTGCTGATGCCTGACCAGCACGCACTGCTCAGCGCCTCGGGAGCACACCGATGGCTTGCCTGCCCACCGTCAGCAACGCTGGAGGCCGGGCTGCCGAAGTCCTCCTCGTCCGCTGCCGAGCAAGGAACCGCCGCGCATGCGCTCGCGGAGTGGAAGCTGCGCCGCGCCCTGCATGACGCTCCAACCACGAAACCGGTCTCAAGCTGGCATGACGAGCAGATGAATGCCCTGACCGACGACTACGTGGCCTTCGTTCAGGAGCGTCTGCGTGACGTGCGCCAGGCGTGTGCTGATCCGCAGGTGCTCATCGAACAACGCCTGGACTTCTCCCACGTCGTGCCGGGCGGGTTCGGCACCGGCGACTGCGTCATCATCGCTGAGCCCACGCTTCAGATCATCGATATGAAGTACGGCCAGGGCGTCCTGGTCGAAGCCGAGAGCAACTCGCAGCTCATGCTGTATGCCCTCGGCGCGCTCGAGGCTTTCGGATCGCTCTACGACATCAGCGAAGTGGCGGTCACGATCTTTCAGCCCAGGCGCTCGAACGTCTCAACCTGGACGATCCCGGTCGCCGAACTGGAGGCATGGGCAGAACAGGTCGTCAAACCCCGTGCCGCGCTGGCAGCACGTGGGGAGGGCGAGTTCGCGCCTGGTGAGTGGTGCCGGTTCTGCAAACTCGCACCCACATGCCGCACGCGAGCTGAGGCGAACCTTGCGCTTGCCCAGTATGAGTTCGCACCCCCTGCCGAGCTCACCGACGCCGAGATCGCACAGGTGCTGACCCAGCTGCCGGACCTGAAGGCCTGGGCTGCCGATGTGGAAACGCACGCGCTGTCGCTGGCGGTGAACCAAGGCAAAACCTGGCCCGGGTTCAAGCTCGTCGAAGGCCGCTCGATCCGCAAATACTCCGACGAGTCCGCTGTCGCCCAGGCCGCTGAAGCAGCCGGTGTCGACGTGTGGGATCGCAAACTCAAGACCATCACCGCGCTGGAGAAGCAGCTGGGCAAGAAGCGCTTCACCACTCTCCTCGGGGACCTCGTGGTCAAACCCGCCGGTAAGCCCACGCTGGTGCCCGAATCCGATAAGAGGCCCGCACTGGAGATCCAGTCAGCGGCCAACGAATTCACTCCCATCAAGTAACGAACAAGAAAGAAGGTAAGACAAGATGTCTGCAACGAATCCGACCCGTGTGGTCACCGGGGAAGTCCGACTGTCCTACACCAACATTTTCGAGGCGAAGTCCATCCAGGGCGGCAAGCCCAAGTACTCCGTGTCGCTGATCATCCCGAAGTCCGACACCGAGACCCTGGCCAAGATCGAACGCGCCATCGACGCGGCGATCGATGCCGGGACGGCCAAGTTCGGTGGCAAACGACCGAACAAGGCCGCCTTGAAGCTCCCGCTGCGTGACGGCGACATCGAGCGCGACGACGAAGCATATGCGAACTCCATGTTCGTCAACGCCAACTCGACCACCCCACCCCAGGTCGTGGATGCTTCTCTGCAGCCGATCCTTGACGCCAACGAGGTCTACTCGGGCTGCTACGCACGGGTGAGCATTTCGTTTTACGCGTTCAACACGAACGGCAACCGGGGTATCGCCTGCGGGCTGGGCAACATCCAGAAGCTGCGTGATGGCGAACCGCTCGGCGGCAACCGGATCAGCGCCGAGGCCGACTTCGGTGGCTTCGCAGCAGCCTCGGACGACTTCCTGAACTAGAAGAGCGGAGAAGCATCATGAACGAGTGTTATTCAGCAGCGCTGTCAGCAAACACCACCACAGTCGTGGAACTGATCGTTGGCGCTGTCCTCGGTCTCATCGTCATAAAGGTCGCCTCTGTGATTGCCGAACGGTGGACGATCCACCGCGATCGCAAGCGCATCGACAAGCTCATGGCTGACACCGAGGCTGAGCTCGAAAAGTATCACGCTGACCACGACCGCTAACCCCTCACCCGTGCTGGGAGGACACCACGCCCGCTTCAGGGTTGCGGTGTCCTCCCAGCACCCATTGTTTTCTAGGAGCTGTCGCGCATGCGTGAACTCTTCATTGACATCGAGACCTTCTCGCCGGTGAACCTGGCGAAATCCGGGGTGTACCCCTACGCCGACCACGACGACTTCGAGCTCCTGCTGTTCGGCTACTCGATCGACGGCGGCCCGGTCAAGGTCGTCGATCTCGCCAACGGAGACCAACTGCCCGATAAGGTGCTGGCCGCACTCGTCAACCCGCACGTAGTGAAGTGGGCATTCAACGCGGCCTTCGAGCGCATCTGCCTTTCAAGCTGGCTCGCCAGACAACATCCAGAGCTCATGGCGGGCCGCAGGTTTCTCGATCCTTCCCAGTGGCACTGCACCATGGTCTGGAGCGCGTACCTCGGCCTGCCGATGAGCCTGGAGCAGGTCGCCACCGCCCTTGACCTTCCGGTACGAAAAGACGGTGCAGGTAAGAAACTCATCCGTCAGTTCTGTACCCCGGCCAAGCCCAGCGTGTTCAACCAAGGCGGGATGCGCAATCCACCCGCATCCGACCCGGACGGGTGGGAGCAGTTCATCTCCTACAACCGGCGCGACGTCGAGGTGGAGTTGGCCATCCACGACCGGCTCGCCGGTTTCCCGATGCCCGAAGCCGAGTGGGACACCTACGCCCTGGACCAGAACGTCAACGACACCGGCATCCGGCTCGACCGGGTGCTCGTGGACAACGCTGTGGCGTGCGACCGGCAGCACCGCGCCGCCACACTGACCCGCGCCCAGGAACTCACTGGACTGGAGAACCCGAACTCGCCGATCCAGCTCAAGGAGTGGCTTGCCGATCACGGCACGCCCCTGCAGTCACTGACGAAAGACGAAGTCGCCGCCGCGCTCGACACCGCTACCGGCCAGGTGCGTGAGGTCCTCCTGCTGCGCGGTGAGCTTGCGAAGTCGTCGGTGAAGAAGTACGAGGCCATGCAGCACGTGGCAGGTCGTGACGGGCGCGGACGGGGGTTCCTCCAGTTCTACGGGGCAAGGCGCACCGGGCGTTTCGCTGGCCGCCTCGTCCAAGTCCAAAACCTGCCCCGCAACTACCTACCAGACCTCAGTGAGGCCAGAAGCCTCGTGAGGACCGGAAACTATGATGCGGTCGAGCTGCTCTACGACTCCGTGCCCGACACGCTTAGCCAGCTGATCCGCACGGCGTTCATCCCCGCCGACGGTCACAGGTTCGTGGTGGCCGACTTCTCCGCGATCGAGGCGCGGGTCATCGCGTGGCTTGCAGGCGAGGCCACCACGCTTGAGGCCTTCCGTGACGGGAAGGATTTGTACTGCGAGACCGCGAGCCGCATGTTCGGTGTCCCCGTCGACAAGCACGGAGCCAACGCCGAGCTGCGTCAGAAGGGCAAGATCGCAGTGCTCGCCTGTGGCTATCAAGGCGGCGTCGGTGCCCTGAAAGCCATGGGGGCGCTGCGGATGGGGCTCGCCGAGTCCGAGCTCCAGCCGCTGGTCGACGCGTGGCGGGCAGCCAACCCGAACGTCGTGCAGCTGTGGGCCGACATCAACGCCGCCGCCATCGAGGCCATCTCTACCCGCCTGCCGACAAGTGTTGGTGCGCTGACCTTCACCGTGGAATCCGGGATCATGTTCATTCGCCTGCCCTCCGGACGCCGCCTGGCCTACGTCAAACCCAAGCTGGGTGAGAACAGGTTCGGTGGCACTGCCATCACGCACGAGGGCATCACGACGGGTCGAAAGTGGGGCCAGTTGGAAACCTACGGTGGGAAACTCACCGAGAACATCGTCCAAGCCGTCGCCCGAGACCTGCTCACTTTCGGCATGCACCAGGTCGATCGCGCTGGGCACAGGATCGTCATGCACGTCCACGACGAGATCGTGGTGGAGACCGCCACGGCCACCGTGGACGAGATCTGCAAACTGATGGCCATTACGCCTGACTGGGCAGCGGGGTTGCCGCTAGCGGCAGACGGGTACGTGTGTGATTTCTACATGAAGGACTGATATTGCTGGGCGGAATCGAGGCGACGATGGACATAGGAGAACAAGCTGAAGGCATCGAGGAAGTCATGTTTACCTTCCTCACTACCTAGTCGGGTTTTGTGAGCGCGGGGATTGCGATAGTGCCCGTGGATCCCTATAAGCAGGTTCTTAAAACCCTTGTGCTCTGATTTTTCCGACTCCGTGGAAAAGTTATTAATCACGAGCTTAGGGGCAGAATTGTTTGTTCCCAAAGCTGCGTCGAACAACTCCTGACCATCGTCGGTCAAGCTAGTAAGGATACGGATGCGGTCAGGGATCGACTTGGCTGCCTCGGATATCGCGTGGAACAGAGACTCCGCGATCAGTTCTTGGCTGCAATACTCCATTAGGCGTTCGTGGGTACCGCGCCGCTGAAGTTCCTCCACGAGAGAGCTGGTAAGACGCTCGATATCATCGAATGTGCGTGCCGCCTCAGCGAGTTGGGTCAACTCGCCAGCATCGTCGATATGCCATCCTTCGGTCGCCAGCACCTTGTTGAGCAAGCGGCGCAAATCATTCCAACGCTGACGATCGGTGGTATGCCGTGCCGGGCTCATCGCAGTCGTTATGAACTCACGAGTGAGTTGACCTGCTTGCGCTGCGGACATTCCTTCCGTAAGCGCGCCAAACAGTCCTTCTCGCTTACTCCCGGCAACACGCGGTGGCGCACCAATGTCGAGGAGAAGCTCGTCGATTTGGCTTCCGCTTAGGCCCGGCAAATCGGTACTTGCCAGGACATTCGCAATACTGCGGATAGTCGAGCGTTGGGAGAAAGAATCGGACTGCATCACCGCTCCAGCTTCTCATGTGAGCGAGTGGCCTGAGTATTTCAGCAAGACCCGGGTGTCCGGATTCTTGCGCGCTCAGGGGCGTATGCGTGAGAGCCCGACGCGGCCGCACCCGTGGCTTGCTGGAATTCACGTCAATCCTGGCTCTTAGAAGGAGCCAGACATGGCTACGAGAGATCTTCAGGTATTCACCAACGATGCCTTTGGAATGATCCGAACTGTCGAGCATGAGGACAAGGTGTATTTCTGTGGCCGCGATGTGGCCACCGCCTTGGGGTACAAGGATCCAGTTAACGCCATCAAGCAGCATGGACGTGGGGTGGCGTTTCACCACCCCATCACGGATGCGCTCGGTCGCACTCAAGAAGCCCGGTTCATCACCGAAGGTGACCTGTACCGGCTCATCTTCTCCTCCAAGCTCCCCGCAGCCCAGGACTTCGAAGCCTGGGTTGTCGACGAGGTCCTTCCCACCATCCGCCGCCATGGCGTCTACGCTATCGACGAACTGTTGGACAACGACGAGTTCCTCGAGCACGCCATCGTCCAGCTTCGCTCCGAGCGGGCCAAGCGGCTGGCAGCCGAGCAGGCCCTGCTTGAGGCCGCCCCGAAGGTCTCCTACTACGATGTCGTGCTCCAGTCGGACTCGCTACTGACCATCACCGAGATCGCCAAGGACTATGGCTTGTCGGCGAAGAAGCTGAACTTGCTGCTGCACGACGCCGGGGTGCAGTTCAGGCAGTCCGGCCGCTGGTTCCTCTACGCCCCCTTTGCCGAGCAGGGCTACACGCAGTCCAAGACCCACGAGTACGACGAGGGTAAGACCCGCACGCACATGTACTGGACCCAGAAGGGTCGCTTGTTCGTCTATGACCTGTTGAAGAACCGGTTCGGCCTGCTGCCGGTCATCGAGCAGGACGGCGGTGCGGCATGACGACGACTGCTGTCAACATCGACCTGGGTTTCTCGCCCCACAACACGGAGGGCTACCCAGATCCCACCGCGTACAAGGCGCTGAAGAGTCTCCAGCGCGCCGAGTACGGATACCGGCCTTTGGTCTACATCTGCTCCCCGTACGCCGGTGACGTCGAGAACAACGTGGAGCTGGCTCGCGCGTTGTGTGCTCACGCGGTGGCACGTCGCAAGATTCCGCTCGCACCACACCTGTTGTTTCCGCAATTCATGGACGACACCGACGCGAGTGAGCGTGAGTTGGCGATGTTTTTCAACCGAATTCTTCTGAGCAAGTGTGAGGCGATCTGGGTCTACACGGCCCGTGTCTCGGCAGGGATGCGCGCCGAGATCGAATGGGCTCACCACCTCGAACTGCCGATCACCTATTTCGACGCTGACTTTGAGGAGGTCACTCTATGAAGGCGATGACGATGTTCACCGCCACCGTCGCGGGCCAGCAGAACAACGCCCACTACCCGAACCCGCACACCGTGACCACGGCAGCCGACCTGGAGGCGGTCGCCAGGCTGGATCATGTGGTTGCCGAATACCTAGGCAGCAGACGCTCGGCAGCCAGTTTCGTGACCTCCAACTGCCTGGTATTGGACGTCGACAACGCCCACAGCGACGATGAGGCCACATGGGTCACCCCAGAAACCCTCGCCGAGCAGCTGCCAGACGTAGCGTTCATGACCGCCACCTCCCGCAACCACCAGCGGGCGAAAGGAGCCCAGTCGGCCAGACCCCGCTTCCACATCTACTTCCCAATTAACCCCGTGGCTGACGCTGAGGCCTATGCGGGGCTGAAGAAACAGCTTGCTTCCAGGTTTGAGTTTTTCGACCCTAACGCGATCGATGCTGGCCGGTTCATCTATGGCCACGATGATCCGAGTGTCACCGTGGTCGAGGGTGAGCGCACCATCGACGCGTGGCTTGCCGACGCGGTGGATGAGGACGTGTTCGCCCAGTGGGATGACGCAACCCAGACCATTGAGGAAGGCTCGCGTAATGCGACGTTGTCGAGGTTTGCTGGCAGGCTGTTGATTCGCCTCGGCACGACCGATGAGGCGCGCGCCTTGTTTGACCGCAAGGCCGCTCGCTGCAACCCGCCGCTGCCCGAGGCGGAGGTGGAGTCGATCTGGAGGTCGGCCACCCGGTTCGCCAAGACGGTCGAGAACCAGCCCGGGTATGTGCCACCAGAGGATTTTGAGGCGAGCCTGGATTCGGTACGACCCGCCGATTACAGCGACGTCGGCCAAGCCCACGCACTTGCCAAGGCCTATCCGGACTCGCTGCGCTACTCGGAGGCCACCGACTGGCTCGTCTATTACGACGGTGTCTGGTACGAATCCGCTCCCGCAGCCCAGGCCGTTGCCCAGGAGCTCACCGAACGCCAACTGGCCGAGGCCCACGAGCTGCTCGAAGACGCCAAAGACCAGCTCGCCGCCACGGGGGCTGCCATGTTGCTGGCGTCGATGTCGAAGGCGAAAGCCCAGGCCATGTTCAACGCCGCCCAACAGGAGGCGTTCGCCGCCTTCGAGGACGCGAAAACCTATGCGGCCTACGCACTCAAACGCCGCGAATCACGCGGGATCACCAACTGCCTGAAAGAAGCCCGCCCCATGCTGCTGACCACCCCTGAGCAGCTCGATGCCGACCCGTATCTGCTCAACACCCCATCAGGTACTTACGATCTGCGCCACGGAGCCGCATCGCGCCGCGACCATGACCCGGCGGATCTGGTGACCAAGCAGACCAGCCTCGACCCGGGCACCGACGGGGCGCACCTGTGGCAGGAAGCCCTCGAGGTGTTCTTCCAAGGCGATGCTGAGCTCATCGCCTACGTGCAGCGCATCGTCGGTTTGGCTGCGATCGGGCAGGTGTTCGTCGAGGCCCTCGTTATCGCTTACGGGGATGGTCGCAACGGCAAATCGACGTTCTGGAACACCATCGCCAGAGTCTTGGGCACGTATGCGGGCAACATGAGTGCTGATGTGCTCACGATCGGTGGGATGCGCAACGTCAAGCCTGAGCTGGCTGAGGCCAAAGGCAAACGCCTCATCATCTCCGCCGAGTCCGAAGAGGGCGTGCGCATGTCCACCTCGGTGGTCAAGCAGCTGGCCTCCACCGACCAGATTTACGCGGAGAAGAAGTACAAGGCACCGTTTGCCTTCACCCCCTCGCACACCTTGATTCTCTACACGAACCATCTGCCCAGGGTGGGTGCGATGGATGCGGGCATCTGGCGCAGGCTCATCGTCATCCCCTTCGAGGCGAAGATCGAAGGCGCATCCGACATCAAGAACTATGCCGACTACCTTTACACGCAGGCAGGCGGGGCGATCCTGGCCTGGATTATGGAGGGCGCGCGCCTCATCCACGCCGAGGACTACCACCTGAAGGCTCCGGCCCGCGTGGTGGAGGCATCAGCGGCGTATCGGGACGAGAACAACTGGTTCGCTCAGTTCCTTGATGCCAACTGCGATCTTGACCCTGGGCTGTCGGAACGGGCCGGGGATTTGTATCAGGCCTATCGGGCGTGGGCGATGTCGACCTCCGGGTGGGCGCGTCCCATGGTCGATTTCAACGCCACCGTCGAACACCACGGCTTCACACGTAAAAGGACGATGCACGGCATGTTCGTCCACGGTTTGGCCTTGAAGAACGAGTTCGACAACTAAGCCAGACGGGCCTTATGACGACCTATGACGACCCATATGTGAGTTTGCTATAGGGCAGAAAAATAGCCCTTAGGAAAAGTCCATATCGCATCGTCATAGGTCGTCATGGGCCTCTCACGAGAGGACATGAACCATGAACGAGCACGCAATCGAACAACACTTGAAGCAAGCCGTTGAGGCGATTGGTGGCCTGTGCTGGAAATTCACCAGCCCCGGCACCGCTGGGGTTCCAGACCGCATCTGCATTCATCGCGGACGCGTCATCTTCGTCGAGCTCAAAGCACCCGGACGCCTCCCACGTCCCATCCAACGCCGTCGCATCCAGCAGCTGAAGGATCACGGCATGGACGTGGTCGTCGTTGACAGCATCGACGCAGTCCAGGAGGTGGCTGATGCGCTACGAGCCGCATGACTACCAACGACTGGCCACCGCCTTCGTTGAAGATCACCCGCAGGCCGCGATCCTGCTCGGGATGGGTCTGGGCAAGACGGTGATCACCTTGACGGCCATCTGGAATCTGCTGCTGGACTCCTTCCAGGCCCGCCGAGTCCTCATCGTCGCGCCCCTGCGGGTCGCCCGCGACACCTGGCCCGCCGAGGCCGCCAAGTGGGACCACCTGGCAGGGCTCACCATCGCCGTCGCCGTCGGGTCGAAAGCCCAGCGGGTGGATGCGCTTGCCGCCGAGGCGATGGTGACGGTCATCAACCGCGAGAACGTGCCCTGGCTGGTGCGCCACCTCGGCAAAGCGTGGCCGTTCGACATGGTCGTCATCGACGAGCTGAGCTCGTTTAAGAACCACCGGGCGCAGCGGTTCAAAGCACTCGCAGCTGTGCGGCCACGTCTCACCCGGATCGTGGGGCTGACCGGCACGCCCGCAGCTAATGGGCTGATGGACTTGTGGGCGCAGTTCCGTCTGCTGGATGAAGGCCAGCGCCTCGGCAGGTTCATTACCCACTACCGCAACCGCTGGTTCGTGCCCGATAGGCGAAACGGCCAGCAGATCTTCACCTACAAGCCCGCACCCGGTGCCGAGGACGAGATCTACGAGGCGATCAGCGACATCACCTTGTCGATGCGCACCACCGACTACCTGCGCCTGCCTGAGCTGACGGTCACCACCAAGCTCGTCGACCTCGAACCCAAGGAGCGCAAAGCCTACGAGCGGTTGCGAGATGAGATGGTGCTCGACCTCGACGGGCAGGTCATCGATGCCGCGAACGCCGCAGCCCTGTCAGGCAAGCTCCTGCAGCTGGCCTCGGGCGCGATCTACACCGACGGCGGTGACACCGTGGTGGTGCATGACCGCAAGCTCGACGCGCTCGAAGACCTCGTGGAGGCGGCCAACGGCCAGCCGCTGCTCGTGGCGTACTGGTTCAAACACGACCGTGAGCGCATCACCGAACGGTTCCCTGGGGCCCGCGAGCTGACAACCAGTACCGATATCGAAGCGTGGAACGCCCGCGAGATACCGCTGGCGCTCATCCACCCGGCCTCAGCCGGGCACGGGCTCAACCTCCAGCAAGGCGGCAACCTCCTGGTCTGGTTCTCCCTGACCTGGTCCTTGGAGCTCTACCAACAGACCAACGCGAGGCTCTACCGCCAGGGACAAGACCAGCCGGTGACGATCACCCACCTGGCCGCAGGCCACACCCTCGATGAGGCGGTTCTGGCCGCGCTGGACAACAAAGACATGACACAGGCTGCGTTGATCAATGCGGTCGCCGACACTCTGGGAAAGCAGGCACACTCATGAACGACCACCCCATCTGGGACTACTTCGACTACCGCAAAGCCGCTATCGGCGTCCTCCAGGACTACGCAACCCAAGCTGTCATTCTCCAGCAAGGCGACGGGTACGCCGACGAGCTCAAAGCCTCACTGACCTCAATCGGCTCACCCCGATTCGACGGCCTGCCACGGGGCAACAACCCGCACGCCGGTGAAGCGCGAGTCTGCTCGACCCTCGACAACCTCGACGCGCTCAAAGCCCGCAACCAAAAGGCGCAGGCCTACATGGATTGGTTCAACCCGGCCTGGGAAAGCCTCAGCGACGATGACCGGCTGGTCCTCGAGGTCTTCTTCCTCGACGACCTCTCCGCCGAGGACGCCGCCGTCAAAGTTGCCGAGCACTTCTACGTCGAACGCAAGACTGCCTTCGCCAAGAAGCAGCGCGCCCTGGCCCGCTTCGCGCGTCTCTTGTTCGGCAGAGACTGAAGCATTGGCGCGCATGAGTGTCGCAAAGAGGGGATGACTTTCAGGGTGTGCCTGTCGCATGCTGTAAGTGGTTGAAAAGTAGGTCCCGACCCCCAGACGAATCATCACGGTCCGTCTGGGGGTCGTTGCCATGAACGACAAGGGGCGGTGAGACGGATGCCTTTCAAACCCAAGCGCCCGTGCTCCCAGCCCGGCTGCCCCGAGCTGACCGAGACGCGGTTCTGCCCCGAGCACGCCCGCGCCGAGGACACCCGCTACCGGACCTACCAGCGCGACCCGAAGATCAACCGACGCTACGACCACCGGTGGCGAAAGATCCGCGCGGCCTACGTCGAAGCCCACCCGTTGTGCGAGGACTGCCTGACCCGTGGCCGGTACACGCCCGTGGCTGAGGTCCACCACGTGATCCCGCTCGACCACGGCGGCACCCACGACGAGTCGAACCTGCGCAGTCTGTGCAAGCCGTGCCACTCGCGCCAGTCCGCGCTCGATGGCGACCGGTGGCGGCAAGCCCCTCGGGTCTACAGCTACTAAAAAGCGCTGTGTGCCCGCCTGTCGCGGCCTCCCTGCCGACCCTCACCTGTGCCAACTTCGAGGCCGCTGGCCCGGCACGAGGCGACGTGGCGCGCTTGCCGAGGGGGTGGGGGCGAGCGGATCTCTACAGCTGGGCTGCTCCTCAGCGGGCGGGGCCAACCGTGCGCAAAACCGCCGAATCAAACGGGGTATTGACCCCTCACGCCCTCCACACCAGGGCACGACGCCCTCGGAAAGGAGGCAGAACCATGGCCAAAGACGGCACCAACAGGGGCGGACGCAGGGTCCGCGCCGGAGCTAAACCCGAGGCGCTCAACGACAAGCTCGCCGCAGGCCGCCCCGCCACCCGGCTCACCACACCGGCCGAGCTCGATGTGTTCGACCTGGACGGCACCGACATCGGCGACGGCGCGCTGCTCGCAGGCGAGCCGATGCCAGAACCCGATGACTACCTCAGTGCCGAGCAGCGCGATGGCAAACCGCTGGGCGCGGACCTGGTGTACCGGGAGACGTGGAACTGGCTGGATGAACGTGGCTGTACCGAGTTCGTCTCCAAACGCTTGATTGAGCAGTACGCGCAGGCGTTCGCCCGCTACATCCAGTGCGAGCAGGCGATTTCCAAGTTCGGTCTGCTCGGTAAACACCCCACCACGGGCGCTGCGATCGCCAGCCCGTTTGTGGCCATGTCGCAGTCGTTCGGCAAGCAGGCCAACGTGTACTGGTACGAGATCTTCGACATCGTGCGTGCCACCTGCACCACCGACTACTCCGGCACCACGCCAGGCGATGAGGTCATGGAGCAGCTGCTCAGAGCCTCCTCCTAAGGCCCCTCATCCCGCTTGTTTCGTTTCTGGCCTGCCCGGCACCCGGGCGGGCTTTCTTGTTGTTCGCATTTGTGAAAGGAGCCCTCGCGTGTCTGTAGTGCGAAGTGCTGAATCTGTGTGTATCGGCCACCCCGACAAGCTTTGCGACCTGATCGCAGATCACATCCTCGATGACATCCTTACCCGCGACCCGACGGCACGCGTGGCCGTTGAGGTCATGGCCACCGGCAGGCGCATCATCGTCACCGGCGAGATCACCACCACCATCCGGCCGCAGCTGCGCGCCTGCGCGCGAGAGGCGCTGCGACGGGCCGGGTACAACCCGAACCGGTTCCTCATCTACGTGTGGGTGCGCCGCCAATCCGCCGACATCGGCGCAGGTGTCACCACCTCCATCGAGGCCCGTGCCGGTGACGAGTCGGCGTATGCGAGCCTCGGGGCTGGCGATCAGGGCACCGTCTACGGGTACGCCACGAACGAAACGACCCAGCGCCTTCCGCTGCCGCTCGTGCTCGCCCACGAGATCTGCCGCCGCCTCGATACAGCCCGCACCGACGGCACCATCCGTGGGATCGGCCCCGACGGCAAATCCCAGGTCAGTGTTGTCTACGACGAGCTGGGCACCCCGGTCGGCATCGACACCGTGATCGTTTCCATCCAACACGATGCGAACAAAGACCCCGAGGCGCTTGAACGGGAGGTGCGCACGCTGATCGTCGCCCCCGCCATCGAGGCGCACTTGCCCGATGCCACGGCTGAGCGCGTGTTGGTCAACCCGTCGGGAAGGTTCGTCACAGGTGGCCCCACCGCTGACACTGGGCTTTCAGGGCGCAAGCTCATGGTCGACACTTACGGTGGGCTCGGCCCGCACGGCGGTGGCGCGTTCTCGGGTAAGGATCCCTCCAAGGTCGACCGGACGGGTGCGTACATGGCGCGCCTGATCGCAAAGACCGTGGTGGATGCGCGCCTTGCCGAAGAATGCCACGTCGCTATCTCCTATGCGATCGGTAAGGCCGACCCGGTCGCGTTCCACATCGACACCTTCGGCACGGGCCAGCACCCGGACTGGCTGCTCACCGACGCCGCCCAGGCGATCTTCCCGTTGCGCCCAGCCTCGATCATCGAACGCCTCGGCCTGCGAGCACCCATCTACGCGAAGCTTGCCACCTACGGGCACATGGGACATGGCCTGAGCGAGTGGGAATGGACGCTGCCGTTTACCGACAAGCTCAAGACGGAGGTGACCCGCCGTGCTCATCAAGCAGCTACCTATCAGTGAGCTCAAGCCCGCCGACTACAACCCGCGTAAGGATCTGAAGCCCGGGGATGCGGACTACGAAAAACTCAAGCGGTCGCTGACTGAGTTTGGCTATGTCGAGCCGGTGATCTACAACCACACCACCGGCCACGTCGTCGGTGGCCACCAGCGCCTGAAAGTGCTCGCCGACCTGGGCCACACCGTTGTTGACTGCGTGGTCGTCGAACTGGACGAGACCCGCGAGAAGGCCCTGAACGTCGCATTGAACAAGATCAGCGGCGACTGGGACGAGTCCAAGCTGGCCCTGCTCATCGCCGACCTGGACGCGGCTGACTTTGATGCCGAGCTCACCGGCTTCGACGATGACGAAATCCAAGCGATGATTGGTTCCCTCGATGATGACGAGGTCACCGATGACGGCTTCGATCTCACGAAAGCGCTCGAGGCCGCATCATTCGTCCAGCGCGGGGACATTTGGACTGTCGGCAGGCACCGCCTGGTCTGCGGGGACGTCACCAACGCAGACGATGTCGCGGTGCTCATGGATGGCAAGAGCGCGAACCTGGTGCTCACCGACCCGCCCTACAACGTGGCCTTCGAGTCCTCCGACGGGCTCACGATCAAGAATGATGCGATGAAGGCCGACTTCTTCTACGAGTTCCTGCTCACCGCGTTTACCAACATGGCGGGCGTTCTCGACAAGGGTGGCAGTGCGTATGTGTTCCACGCTGACACCGAAGGGCTGAACTTCCGCAGGGCGTTCATCGACGCCGGGTTCAAACTCTCCGGTTGCTGCATCTGGGTCAAAGACTCCCTTGTCCTAGGACGCTCGCCGTACCAGTGGCAGCACGAACCGGTGCTCTACGGGTGGAAGCAAGGTGCCAAGCACAAGTGGTTCGCTGATCGGAAACAGACCACGATCTGGAACTTCGCCAAGCCGCGAAAGAACTCCGACCACCCGACTTCTAAGCCGCTGGACCTGCTGGCCTATCCGATCCGCAACTCCACTCAGGCCAACGCGATCATCCTCGACACCTTCGCTGGCAGCGGTTCGACCCTGATGGCCGCCGAGCAGACCGACCGCATCGCCTACCTCATGGAGTTGGACGAGAAGTACGCCTCGGTGATCCTGCGCCGCTACGCCGAGGCGACCGGGGACGCGGCCGGGATCACCTGCCAGCGAGGCGACACCCAATACGCCTACCTGGATGTGGTCAAACAGGTCGACCGCGACCGCGAATAAAACCCCGGAAATGCAGGCAAAACAGGGGCGTGAAAATGAGCCGTTGATGAGGGCAAAAACGACTGGATAAGCGGAAAAACGTATGGCTGTATGTACCTGACCGAAAGCATCCCCAGCCCCGGGGAATCGAGCGAAAAGGACTGGTCATGAGTGAATTACACATCGAAATCAGCGAACTGATTGCAGCCGGAGTTAACGTCTACGACCCCGAGGAAACCCTGCGCGTTGCCACAGCACTTGGCTATCAGCTGGTGGTGCGCGTGATCGAGTGTGACCCGACGCGTTTCCTCAGCATGGTGACCGCCTGGTTCGAGCAGGAGGTCGTGGCATGAGCATCCTCGCCTTCACCCCGCACAAAACGGGCAGGAAGAAGCTCGCCCAGCTTTTAGCCGATCACCTTGGCGTCAAGGCCACCTACCTGGGCACGCCCTCGTTTGCCTACCAGATCGCAGACGCCACGCTGGATCGGGACTGGGCCCTCTACCTGCCAGATGGCATCGAGGCGCAGGCCGTGCTCGAGGCCGCACACAAGGCGGGCTTTGCCACCACCGACACAGACGAGGTCAGCCTGACGGTCACGATGCCCACCACCGGGTGGAGTGAGCGCACGCGCGCCAACCTCGAAGCGCTCCTGGCAGCCAAAGGGCCACTGATCGCCAAGGCCTTGGGCATCCCGGCCACACCCGTCGAGTTCAACGATGACGAGACCGTCTCGTTCCCGTGGTGTGAGTCGATTACGCCGGAGACGGCACGCGAGGCGGTGATCCCGCTTGTGGCAAAGCTCTGCCAACGCGCCCAGGAGGCAACCCGGATTCGGGCCACGCCGCCTGCACCGGGCAATGACAAGTACACGATGCGCTGCTTCCTGCTCTCCCTGGGTTTCATCGGCCCCGAACACAAGCAGGCACGCCGCATCCTGCTGGCAGGCCTGGAAGGGGACGCCGCTTGGCGCACCCCGGCGAGCAGGAAGGAGAACTGACGCATCAATCGCGACGCCTGACCTGCTGGCACCCGGATACCCTGCCACGAGCGGGGTTTCCCTCGTCACAAGCCTTGTTTCTCCACGGTTTTTCCGAGTGCTGTAGATCCCAAAAAATAGTGCCTGATCTGGGCAAATACGACTGGATAAGTGCCCGCACCTATGGCTGTATGTACATGACAAAAGAACACCACCTGAGACAAGGACAACAGCCATGAACACCGCCGAGAAGCTCACCACCGAAGCCCTGCAGATGCGCGTCGACTCCTACGGGGCGATCCTCGCACACGGCGACTACACGCTGGCCACCTTCGCGACCTGGACCAAGAAAGACGGCTACGGCAACAGCGCCCAGGTTTACCGCCTGACCGAAGCCCCGATCGATGGCTTCGGCCCCGACGCACGCGGCCGCAGCGAATGCGCCCTGGAGCTCATCGCCGAGGCCGACCACCTTTTCGAAGACGCCGGGCACGCCATCGCCTGGGCCCTGACCCAGATCTAACCCACACCCACACGGACAAGGAGGACACGGACGATGGACGCCACCCGGAAGCTGATCACCAACCACCTAGAAATCCCCGCCGACGCCGCCCCGCACGGCGAGATCCAGGCTGCCGCCGAGATCCCCTTCAGCGTCCTCGACGAGCTCGCTGAGGAGGTCGGGGCCGAGAAGATCCCGGTCCACACGCTCAGCCGTGTGGGCTGGCACTACACCAAAGCCGATCAGATCATCGCCCTGGCCAGGCAGCGCGGCCTGTCCGATTGGCGCTACGGGGGTTTCGGCACCGGCCAGGTGGTCTCCGACTTCCGCCACACCTACTGCTAACTCGCCTGTCGTCCCGACCACCCCCACGGGCTGGGCCTGGCCCGACGCGATCCGTTTCGCCCCCACATGGTTGGGGCTTTTCTTATGCGGGGGGCGTTTCACGAAACTGTTCCAATCTTTTCACGAAACCCCGCGCCGGCCGAAGGAAAACGGCCGCGAACACCGCCGACACCGGGACAGCATGGACCATGTCGTAGCGCTTTACCCACACGGTTCCGTTGTCATCTCGGGTGACGTCCTCCGCACGGAGGTACGACGCGGTAGCGCCGCTACAGCCCGCACCGAGACAAAGGGCAAGGACACCTTCGGCGGTGCGTTGTCGCCCAACTTCCACTGCTCAATGTCGTCAGCGTCAGGCTTGCGACCCCCCGCGGAGCAGGCGGAGTCGGCTTCTGTTCGGTGCGCGGCCGCGACCAGGCAGCAGCGTCAAGCATGGCAAGGTTCACGGTCAAGTCCCATCAGCAAGCGTTACACAACACTAAGGGACGCAACCGCCGTTGGAACACTGCTGCTATGTCAGAGCCCGAAAGCTCCGCCGCTGACGAGGATCACGATGCCGAGGCCGATGAGAACGATGGGAAAGAGGATGTCCTCCCAGCGTTCGAGCACTTCCGCGATCGGGGGGCGGGTGGCGACGAACTTTGCCAGGGCCACCAGGACCGCAACGAACGCGAGGAAGATAACGCAGTAGGCGACTACTGCGAGAGGTTCCACGCTGAGGAATACAGGGGTGTAGACACCGATGTTGTCGCCGCCATTGGCAAACGTGACGCCTGCGACTGTCCAAACGCCGACCTTCTTGCCGGCAACCTTGGCCTCGTCGTCATCGTCGTCATCGTCTCCGCGCCAGGCCTGCCATGCGGCCCAGAGGCCGATGCCCAGAGGGATGAGACCAAAGTATGGAATAGCTGCCGGGGGCAGAAATGCTCCGGCGCCGATGGTCATAAGGATCGCGGCGACGAGGATGCCGGCAAATCCGAGGTACTGGCCGGCCAGAATACGAGCGGTTGTGCCTCTCTGGCCTGCCCCTCGCGCGAAGAAGAGGGAGAGCACGATGATGTCGTCGATGTTGGTAGCTGCGAACAGGCCTATCGCCTGCAAGACCGTGGTGAGGATCATGCGCCCTCCCCAGCTACGTCGCATCCGGGAAGCGAGCAGGCGGGATCGATGCACGGCGCGTCTTCGTCTACTGCCAGGGTGGCATCGACCAGTGTCGTCAGCGCCTGCGCCAGGTGCGGATCGGCGATCTCGTATCGTGTCCGACGACCTTCTGGCTCGGAGACGACGATACCGCAATCGCGCAGGCATGCCAGGTGGTTGGACACATTCGGGCGTGTCAGGTCCAAAGCTCGAGCCAGTTCCGCCGGGTAAGCGGGATGGTCGAGCAGGGTCAAGATGATCCGCGATCGAGTGGGGTCGGCCAGTGCACGACCCAGGCGGTTCATCACGTCGAGACGTGAAGCAATAGTCAGCATGCACTGAACTATACAGCGAGCACTGAACATGTCAAGTCCGATGTAGCGGCGTAGCAGCGTGTGCTGCACAGAAGACAGTGGAAGTGGCAGAGATTCCGGCAAAGTTGCGAAACAGCGTCGCCAGCTCGAGATCCAGGTTGTGCGCGAGCCTGGCGTAGTTGGCGAGGTCCGTTTTCAGGCGCGAAGAAGAGACTCGAACGACCGAAACTCGATGATGTCGTCGTCTTGAACCGGGAAGGCTCAAACAAACTTATCGACCTCACCCGCAGCCTCGCCTCGATTCCCGTTACCGGCGAGAAAACCTCCAGGGTTGACGATGACGTCCTCAACCGCATCATCGCCGACCAAAGCGAACTTCAGCGGCTGTACAAGCGAGACCCCAAGGCGCTCCAGGCACTCGTAGAAACCGAGACCTCGGCCGCCGAGATCAAGGAACTGAAGAACCGTCGCGACGTCGTTAGCACCATGCAATCGTGGCTCGACGACCACGAAGCGTTTGCCGAAGCGAAAAACGTGGCGGGTGGCGCTGAGAAGGCGTGGCAGAACCTTCTCGAAGCCAACCCATGGGTCCTCGGCGTTGGTCTCGGAGGTAGGCTCTACACCACTTGGGACGATGGAAAACTTGAGCAAACAGTTCGCGGAGCAAACCTGCACACTTCCGGGAAACGCGCCGACGCCTTCTTCGCGTCCAACGGCCTGCTGCGTTCAGTGGCGCTGGCAGAGATTAAACACCCGGACACGCCTTTGCTGACACGGGACCAATACCGCAGTGATGCTTACGGGATCAGCCGCGAGTTCTTCGGCGCAGTAGCCCAGGCCAAGAAACGGTTCTAGTCGCCAAAGAGAGCCACGCTAGCTGGATTGCCGAGAGGGACACCGAGGGAGGCAGCACTGGCGACGGTGCGAATTTGGTCGAGCCACGCTCGTTTTGGCGGTCGGCTCCATGAGCGACTTGTGTAGCTCGCAAGGAAACCGAATTGACGCGAAGTTCCGTAGCTTTGAAAGTTTCCGCTCGAACCTTAAGTCACCGGAGGTGCTTACCTTTGACGAACTTGTCGAGCGGGCGCGGTGGAATGTGGAACTTGCCGAGAGGCAAGAAGATGCGGAGTCGGAAGTTCCGGACTTTGAGTTCTAGGACGGCGCTCCTGCTCACGGCACTTAATTGACTACTGTCGTGTAACCGGAGTCGAAACCCGGTGTAACCGGGGTGTAGCCGAGGACCTCATATAACTGGTCAGGAGGTTTCGTGAAAGCACCTATGCCCCGAGGAAGGAGCTGCTGCCCGATGACGAGCACATATCAGCCGACCAGGTTCATGGCCGCAGGCTCTATCTACGACCAGCGCAAAGCCAACTTCGCCGTCGCGTTCATTCAGGCGCTGCGACACACGAAAGGCCGCTGGGCAGGCGCACCCTTCACGCTGCTGGGCTGGCAAGAACAGATCGTGCGCGACCTGTTCGGGACCATTAAAGATGATGGCTACCGCCAGTTCACCACCGCGTATGTGGAGATCCCTAAGAAGCAGGGTAAGTCCGAGTTGGCTGCCGCGATCGCGCTGCTTTTGACGTGCGGGGACGGGGAGCAAGCCGCTGAGGTCTACGGGTGCGCGGCCGACCGGCAGCAAGCCAGCATCGTCTTCGAGGTCGCCGCCGACATGATCCGCCAATCACCGGCTCTGTCGAAGCGGGTGAAGATTCTGTCCTCCCAAAAGCGCATCATCTACAAGCCGACCAACAGCTTCTACCAGGTGCTCTCGGCTGAGGCGTACTCCAAGCACGGGTTCAACATCTCCGGTGTTGTCTTTGATGAGCTGCACACTCAGCCCAACCGCGCGCTGTTTGACGTGATGACGAAGGGCTCGGGTGATGCGCGCACCCAGCCGCTGTACTTCCTCATCACCACCGCAGGTACTGATACTCACAGCATCTGCTACGAGCAGCACCAAAAAGCGCGCGACATTCTGGCGGGCAAGAAACACGATCCAACCTTCTACCCGGTGATCTACGGTGCGGATCTGGATGATGACTGGACGGATGAGGCGGTCTGGCACAAGGCCAACCCCTCCCTTGGGGTCACGGTGCCGGTGGACAAGGTGCGGGCGGCGTGCAACTCGGCTCGCCAGAACCCCGCCGAGGAGAACTCGTTTCGCCAGCTTCGCCTCAACCAATGGGTCAAACAATCCGTGCGGTGGATGCCCATGCACATCTGGGACGCCTGCGCAGACCCGGTATACCTAGACGAGCTGGAGGGCAGGCCCTGCTACGGCGGGCTGGACTTGGCGTCCACGACGGATATCACCGCGTTCGTGCTGGTATTCCCGCCCTACGGGGATGACGAGAAGTACCGGATCGCCCCGTGGTTCTGGATACCGGAGGACAACCTTTCGCTGCGGGTGGCGCGTGATCACGTGCCCTACGACCTGTGGCACAGCCAAGGTTTCTTGGAGACCACGGAGGGCAATGTTGTCCACTACGCCCACATCGAGAACCTCATCGAGCAGCTCGGCACACGCTTCGATATCCGCGAGATCGCCTTCGACAGGTGGGGCGCAGTCCAGATGAGCCAAAACCTCGACGATGCCGGTTTCACCGTGGTCCCGTTCGGGCAGGGCTTCAAGGACATGAGCCCACCGAGCAAGGAGCTGATGAAGCTCGCACTCGAAGGCCGCCTCGCCCATGGCGGGCACCCGGTGCTGGCCTGGATGGTCGACAACATTCACGTGCGTACCGACCCGGCGGGCAACATCAAACCCGACAAGCAAAAGTCCACCGAGAAGATCGACGGGGTGGTGGCCACCATCATGGCCTTGGACCGCGCCATCCGAGGCGGCAGTAGCGATACGGGCACATCCGTGTACGACTCGCGCGGGCTGCTCGTCCTCTAACGCTCACGACAACGCAAAAGGAGGCCCCAGTGGGACTTTTCGACTGGCTACGCGGCACCAATGCCCGGCAGGTGTCGAACCACCAGCTGTCCTCGAGCTACAGCTTCCTGTTCGGGCCCACCAGCTCCGGGCGCACAGTCACCGAACGCTCAGCGATGCAGATGACTGCGGTGTATTCGTGCGTGCGGATCCTGGCGGAGGCGATCGCAGGCCTGCCCCTGCACGTCTACCGCACCGAGAAGGACGGGTCGAAGGTCAAAGCCACCGACCACACGCTCTACCGGCTGCTGCACGATGAGCCCAACCCGGAGATGACCAGCTTCGTCTTCCGCGAGACGCTGATGACGCATCTGCTGTTGTGGGGCAACGCCTACGCGCAGGTCATCCGCAACGGTCTCGACGAGGTCATCGGCCTGTATCCGCTCATGCCGAATCGGATGAGTGTGGGCAGGGATGAAAATGGCAGACTCTACTACGAGTACCAGACCACCAGCGACGAACCCGCTGGCCAGTGGTCTCGCATCCGGCTGTCGCCTGCTGACGTGCTGCACATCCCAGGGCTCGGGTTTGACGGGCTGGTGGGCTATAGCCCGATTGCGATGGCGAAGAACGCGATCGGCATGGCCATGGCCACCGAAGACTACGGCGCGAGTTTCTTCGCTAACGGGGCTGCCCCTGGTGGGGTGTTGGAGCATCCGGGCACGATCAAAGACCCGTCGCGGGTGCGCGAGTCCTGGCAGCAAACCTTCGGTGGGGCCCGCAACGCCAACAAGGTCGCGGTGTTGGAAGAGGGCATGAAGTACACGCCCATCTCCGTCTCCCCGGAGCAGGCGCAGTTCTTGGAGACACGCAAGTTCCAGATCAACGAGATCGCCCGGATCTTCCGCATCCCACCGCACATGGTGGGAGACCTCGAAAAATCGAGCTTCTCCAACATCGAGCAGCAGTCGTTGGAGTTCGTGAAATACACGCTCGACCCGTGGGTCATCCGCTGGGAGCAAGCCCTGACCAAGACGCTGCTTAGCCCGCGCGAGAAGCCGAGCGTGTTCGTGAAGTTCAACCTCGAGGGCCTGCTGCGCGGCGACTACGTCTCGCGCATGAACGGCTACGCCGTGGCCAGGCAGAACGGGTGGATGAGCGCCAACGACATCCGCGCCTTGGAAAACCTCGACCGCATCGCTGCCGCCGATGGCGGCGACTTGTACCTGGTCAACGGCAACATGCTGCCGCTCTCCATGGCCGGGGCCTACGCCACCACCCAGCGCACGCAGCAGGACGCACCGCCTGGAGAAGAGCAGCCTTCGGTGGAACAACGAGTTGAAAGGAGGAGCCGGTGAGACGGTTCTGGAACTGGGAGCCACCCGCTCCCGACACATCTGACCCGGCGGGTAGCGATACCAGCCGGGTTTTGCGTATCAACGGGGTGATCGCCGAGGAGTCATGGTTTGACGACGACATCACCCCGGCCCTGTTCGCCTCCGAGCTGGCGGCAGGGTCCGGTGATGTGACGGTGTGGATCAACAGCCCCGGCGGCGACGTCGTCGCGGCAGCCCAAATCTACACCATGCTCATCGACTACCCAGGCCACGTCCGCGTCCATATTGACGGGATCGCGGCCAGCGCCGCCAGCGTGATCGCCATGGCAGGTGAGGTCGTGTCGATGAGCCCGGTCTCGATGCTCATGATCCACAACCCGGCCACCCTCGCCGTCGGTGACGCCGACGAGCTGGGCCGGGCCATCGACATGCTCGCAGCGGTCAAAGAATCCATCATCAACGCCTACGAGCTGAAAACCGGGATGAGCCGCGCCAAGCTCGCACGCCTCATGGATCAAGAGACCTGGATGGACGCACGCGCCGCCATCAGCATGGGCTTTGCCGACGACTACCTCACCGGCAGCCGCACCCCACCCGACCCAGACGAGGACGAGGACGACGATGAGGAGCCGGACAAGCAGAAACCGTGGCCGCCGACGTCACGAAACCCCGCCCCGCTGGGCGATGCCGCCAGCGGGGTGTGTTTTGCCCGCAAGCCCGCCGAGCAGCTTCTCGTCGCACACCTAACCGACACGCCACCTGACACCCCGCCACCAGCCCCAGAGCCCACGCGGCCCGCGGGGCGGCGAGTGGTGGACCTGTACGCCGCACTGATCAACCACACCCACTAACCAGCAAGGAGAACCTTTCCCATGTCCACGATGACGATTTCTGACCTTCGCGCCCGCCGCGCCGACACCTGGGAGAAGGCCAAGGCCTTCCTCGACGAGCGACGCGACACCACCACCGGCTGCCTGTCCGCCGAGGACGACCAGACCTACGCCCGCATGGAAGCCGATATCGACAAGCTCACCAACGAGATTGCCCGCGCCGAGCGCGCCCAGCGCCTGGACGCTGATCTGGCCCGGGCCACGAATGCACCGATCACCTCGATGCCCGGCCAGACCGGCGAGGAGACCGAACCGACAACCGGCCGCGCCACCGCCTCCTACAAGCGCGCCTTCTGGGATGCGATGCGCCTGAACGCCTCCCCAATGGAGGTGCGCAACGCCCTGTCCGAGGGGGTCGATTCCGAAGGCGGCTACCTCGTGCCCGACGAGTTCGAGCACACCCTCGTGCAGTCGCTTGCCGACCAGAACATCATGCGAGGCCTTGCCAACGTCATCCAGACCACCAGCGGGGACCGCAAGATCCCGGTCGTGTCCACCCACGGCAGCGCCGGGTGGCTCGATGAGGGCAAGCCCTACACCGAATCCGACGAGACCTTCTCCCAGATCACGCTCTCGGCGTTCAAGCTCGGCACGTTCCTCAAGATCAGCGAGGAACTGCTCGGCGATTCGGTCTTCGACGTCGAGGCCTACCTCGCCGCCGAGTTCGCCCGCCGCATCGGTGCCGCCGAAGAGGAGGCGTTCCTGGTCGGTGACGGCAAGGGCAAGCCGACCGGCATTTTCGACGCCACCGGTGGCGGTATCTCGGATGTGACCACCGCGAAGGCCGCCGACATCACCGCCGATGAGCTCATCGACCTGCACTACAGCCTGCGCGCACCGTATCGGGCTCGGGCAGTGTGGCTGATGAACGACGCCACCGTGAAAACCGTGCGCAAGCTCAAGGACAACCAGGGCCAGTACCTGTGGCAGCCAGCACTCACCGCTGGTGCCCCGGACATGATCCTGGGCAAGCCGGTGCACACCTCCACGTTCGCACCCGAGATCAAGGCGGGCGCGAAGACCGTGGCGTTCGGTGACCTGTCCTACTACTGGATCGCTGACCGGCAGGGACGCTCGTTCAAGCGCCTGAACGAACTGTTCGCCACCTCCGGCCAGGTCGGTTTCCTCGCCTCCCAGCGCCTGGACGGCAAGCTCGTCCTGCCCGAGGCCGTCAAGATCCTCACCCAGAAGGCCGGAGCCTAAAACCCCCACGCAACGAATAGGAGGTGGCAGCCATGAACCACCAGCTCATCGACCAGGTCAAAGCCAACCTCATCCTCGCCCACGACGAGGATGACGAGCTCATCGCCAACCTGGTGGCAGCTGCCACCTCCTATGCCACCGCCTACCAGCACTTGCCTGAGGACTACTACGAGGCCCACGAGATGCCCGGTTCGACCCGGCAGGCGATCGTGATGCTCGCCAGTCACTTCTACGAGTCGCGTGACGGGTCTACGGCCGGGTTCTGGTCCGACAAACCCGATGCCGCCAAGGCCATGTGGGGCGCGGTGAACACGCTGCTGCGCCTTGAGCGCGAATGGAAGGTCTAACCCATGGCAGGCATTGGCAGTATGCAAGAAACCATCGACCTCATCACCCCCGTGGCCCGAAGGGACGCTGCGGGTTTTACCGCTAGCGCCGAGCAGGTGGTCGCCTCGGTGCGCGCCTACCGCCAGATGAGGCACGCCAGCTCAGCGTGGGTCAACCGTGCCGCCTACACGCAGGCCACCGTCTTGTTCCGCATCCGCACCATCCCCGGGCTCACCGTCTCGGAGGTCATGCACATCGCCGCTGCCGATGGCCGCTACGTCATCGACACCGTCGAGCCCATCGGCGGCTACATCGAGATCCTTGCCCACCGTCTGCAACCGGAAGGAGCCCATCATGGCGCGCGTCCAGATCCGACTCCCCAATAAGTACATAGACGCACTCGAGGCCACCTCACGCCTGCTGGACACTGCAGCCGACGAAGTTCTGACAGCTGGCGCGAACGTGGTCGAACCACGCATGCGAGCCAACCTCGCCGCCGCGATCGGGCAGGCGACCACCACGCCGTCGCGCTCAACCGGCCAGCTCCTCGGGGCCCTGGGTGTCACGAGCGTGAAGGTCAACTCACGAGGCGATCACAACGTCAAGGTCGGTTTCGCCGAGAACCGCCGCGATGGCAGGTCGAACGCGCTCATCGCCAACGTGCTTGAGCACGGCAGGAGCAACCAGCCCGCACGCCCGTTCCTGGCACCGACACGCTCCCAGACCAGACGGGGCGCGGTGGAGGCGATGAAAACCGTGCTTAAAGCCAAGCTCGACGGGATCACACCATGACCATCCCGCTTTTGGAAACCCTCACCACGGTCGCTGACCGGCTTGATCTGCCGATCGCGGTGAGCCTGTTTAGCGCCTCGCCCGCACCGGATACCTATCTGGTGGCCACCCCGATCGGCGACACGCTGGAGGTGTTCGCCGACAACACCCCGAGCGTCGAAGTCGAAGAAGTCCGCCTCGGCCTGTTCACAACTGGCAACTACCTGACCTGGCGAGACACGCTCACCCACGCGCTCGTCGACGCGGGGCTGGTGGTGACCGCCAGACGCTACATCGGCTTCGAGGACGATACGGGCTACCACCACTACAGCTTCGATATCAGCTGCCACCACCCGTTTTAACGAAAGGACGAATCACCCATGGCCACGATTGGTCTTGACAAGCTCTACTACGCCACGATCACCGAAAACCCCACCACCGGCGAGGAAACCTACGCCAGCCCGAAGCCACTGGCCAAAGCGATCTCAGCGGAACTCTCCGTCGAGGTCGCCGAGGCGATCTTGTATGCCGACGATGGGCCCAGCGAGATCGTCAAGGAATTCAAATCCGGCACGCTCACCCTCGGCGTGGACGACCTAGGAGCAGAAGCCGCAGCGGCACTGACCGGTGCCACCCTGGATGCCAACGGGGTGCTCATCTCGTCCTCGGAAGACGGCGGCACACCGGTAGCGATCGGGTTCCGTGCCGCCCGCTCCAACGGCACCTTCCAGTACTTCTGGCTCTACCGCGTCAAGTTCGCCCTGCCAAGCACCACGCTTGCCACCAAGGCCGACTCGATCACGTTCTCCACCCCGAGCATCGAGGGCACGATCCTGCGCCGCAACAAGCCAGACGCGAAGGGCCGCCACCCGTGGAAAGCCGAAGCCACCGAAGGCGACCCCAAGGTCAAGGCCGAGATCATCACCGGCTGGTACCAGTCCGTCTACGAGCCCGCCGCCACCAGCCCCGGCAAGTAAAGGAGCCCGCTCATGACAAACACATCCTCGATTGATGTTGCCGGGCGCAGTGCGACCGTGACGATTGGTGGGAGCGAGTACGAGCTGGTGCTCACCACCAAGGCCACCCGGCTGATCGCCGAGCGCTACGGCGGGCTGGACAAGCTCGGAGCCGCGTTGGAGACCTCCGAGGACCTCGGCCAGACACTGACCGAGGTGATCTGGCTGATCACGCTACTGGCCAACCAGTCAGTGCAGATCCACAACCTCACCCACCGCGACAACCCGCGCCCGCAGTTGACGGAGGACGAGGTGGAGCTGCTGACGGTTCCTGCCGATATCGCCGACTACCGGGGTGCGATCGCTGAGGCACTGCAGCGAGGCACCCGCCGCGACATCCTCACCGAGCCAGCCCCAAAAGTGAGCCCGGCAGCGGACGGATAGTCGAATCCGACCGGGCAGTGTTCACCCGCCTGACCTACATCGGTTTAGCCCACCTCGGCCTGAGACAAGACGAGGTGGGCCTGATGGTCTTTGGTGAGCTCCTTGACCTGGTGGACTGCTGGCGGATCGAGACAGGACGAGCGAAACCAGCACGGGTGTGGTTCATCGACGACATCATCCCGCCCGGGATCTAACCCCACTGACAGGCAGGTGAATCCTCATGGCTGACTCATCGTTTGGTCTCAAGATCGGTCTGGAAGGTGAACGCGAGTTCAAGCGGGCCATCACCGACATCAACCGTGAGATGCGGGTGCTGGGCTCGGAGATGAAACTGGTGGCCTCCCAGTTCGACAAGAACGACAAGTCCACCCAGGCGCTGGCCTCCCGCAACCAGGTGCTGACCAAAGAGATCGAGACCCAAAAGGCCAAGATCGAAACACTCAAGGCCGCGCTGGAGAACTCGGCCGCGTCGTTCGGGGAGAACGATTCGCGCACGAAAAACTGGCAGATCCAGCTCAACAACGCCGGTGCCGAGCTCAACGAGCTGGAAAAAGAGCTAAAGGCCAACAATGATGCGCTCGGCGAGTTCGGTGACGAGGCCGACGGTGCAGGCGATGATGCGAAAGACGCTGCCAAGGATGCCGGGCATTTGGAGGACGCGGTCGATGATCTCGGCGACGAGATGGACGACACCGGGGATAAGACCCGGATCTTCGGGGACGTGCTCAAAGCGAACCTGGCCGCCGAGGCGATCGTCGCTGGTGTCAAGGGCATCGGCAAGGCGATCACGAGTATCGGCCGGGGTATGGCCGATGCGTTGAAGGACGGGGTGGAGTACAACGCCCGCATGGAGCAGTACACCACCAGCTTCACCACGATGCTCGGCGATCAGGCAAAAGCCCAACAGCTGGTCAACGACCTGAAAACCCAGGCCGCGAAGACCCCGTTCGGCATGGAGGATTTGGCGAAGAACACCCAAACCCTGATGGCGTTCGGTATCAGCGCCGACGAAGCTACCCACAGACTAGGCCAGCTCGGTGATATCTCCCAAGGTGACGCGCAGAAGATGGAGTCACTGACGTTGGCGTTCGCCCAGATGTCCTCGACAGGCAAGCTGACTGGCCAGGACCTCAACCAGATGATCAACGCCGGGTTCAACCCGCTGGAGGAGATCTCCCGCAAGACGGGCAAGTCCATCGGCGAGCTGAAAGAGGAGATGGCCAAGGGCGCGATCAGCGCGGACATGGTCGCTGACGCGTTCGCTTCGGCAACCGAGGAAGGCGGCCGTTTCCACGGGGCGATGGAAGCCCAGTCGAAAACCTTCACCGGACAGCTCTCTACCATGCGCGACGGCATCGACAACCTCAAGGGCCTGCTCGCCCAAGGTTTGACCGACGCGCTGGCTGGCACGGTCATGCCGATGGTCAACGGGTGGATCGATGAGCTCACGGCAGCCTTCGAGCAGGGCGGAGCCCCGGCGTTGATCGACAAGCTCGGCGAGATCCTGCAAGAAGCACTCGCGTTCATCGCCGAGCAGCTGCCGATGGTCGTCGAGACCGGCATGTCGATCCTGACCGCCCTGCTGGAAGGCATCATCGAGGTGTTGCCGTCGGTGGCCGAGACAGCGGTGATGCTCGTCGTCGCACTAGTCGAGGCGATCATCGAGGCGCTGCCGTCACTGTTGGAAGCAGCCCTGCAGATCATCGCCACCTTGGTCACCGGTATCGGTGAGGCACTCCCGGAGCTCATCCCGGCGGCCGTGGAGATGATTGTCGCCCTGGTCCAAGGGCTGGTCGATGCGCTGCCAATGATCCTGGATGCCGCGTTGCAGCTCATTTTGGGGCTCGCCCAGGGCCTGCTGGAGGCGATCCCGGTGCTCATTGAGGCGCTGCCGCAGATCATCACCTCGATCGTGGAGTTCCTCATCGGGGCGATCCCGCAGATCATCGAGACCGGTATCGCGTTGTTGACCTCCTTGGTCGACGCGCTCCCGGAGATCATCACCGCGATCGTGACGGTGCTGCCACAAATCATCACCGGCATCATCACCACGCTGCTGTCGGCCCTGCCGCAGCTCATCGAGGCTGGCGTCAAACTACTCACCGCCTTGATTGGGGCGCTGCCGCAGATCATCAGCACGATCGTGGCCGCGCTGCCGCAGATTATCGCAGCGATCGTCTCGGCGATCGGTGGGGCGATTCCGCAACTGGTCATGGCGGGTGTCGAGCTGTTGACCGCGTTGATTACGAACCTGCCGCAGATCATCTCGACCATCGTGGCGGCGATCCCTCAGATCATCACCGGGATCGTGGGCGCGGTCGGTCAAGGGGTCGGCCAGATGGCCTCTGCTGGCGCAGACCTCGTGCGGGGCTTGTGGAACGGCATCCAGTCGCTGGCAGGCTGGCTCTGGGACAGGGTTACAAGCTGGTGTTCTGACATTTGGGATGGCATCACCGGCTTCTTCGGCATCAACTCGCCGTCCAAGGAAATGGCGTGGGTCGGTGACATGCTCACCAGAGGCCTGGCCGGAGGTATCGAAGACACCGGAAACCGCGCAGTCGCAGCCGCCGAGGACGTCGCCGCAGACACCCTTAAGGCCATGAGCGAGCTCACCAGCGGTATCGACGTGCCGATCACCACCAGCCTGGAGCCGGTCGATCTGACCCCAACCCACCTGCAACCACCGCTTGCAACCACCAGCCACAGCGCTGTCGGCCAGGAGGAAGGGTGCGCAGGAGAGGTGGCGGGCATCGTCGACCAGACCGCCCGGGCACTGCTGGAGGCCATGGACATCAAGGTCGTGCTCAACGACGGCGCGCTGGTGGGCAAACTCGCTCCCGGCATCAACCGCCAGTTGGCTCGTATCAACTCCCACCACACGGTGCTCGCTACAGGAGGAGGTGTCTGATGCATGGTTTCACTCTCGACAAGACAGTGTCCTCAACGTCGCTGGGCCTGCGGCTCACCGGCCCGGTCGACCTACCTGTCGCCGAGCGGGTCACAGACGATATTGAGGTGGCGGGCAGAGCCGGGACGCTGACCCGCCTGGGCGGCTGGCATGACACGTCGATCACGTTGCCGCTCGCGATCACAGGCAGCCTGGCCGCCTACCACAAAGCCGCACTGGCGCTGACCCGGGCGGCGACCATTCACCTGTCCCACCAGCCCGGGGCGTTCCACAAGATCAAACACGCCTCCATTAGCCCACTGCGCGCGGACATGTCCTCGTGGGGATTCTTCGAGGCGCACCTGGTGTGCGAGCCGTTTAGCTACCTGGATTCTGGGCTGACCACCCACACGCTCACCGCCTCCGCGCAGATCACCAACCCTGGCCTGGTGGATGCGGCACCGATCATCACGATCAGGGGCACCGGGGCGTTGACGCTGACGATCAACGGGGCCGCCTATCGCGTTCAGTCACCGGCAGGGCAGATCACCCTGGACTCGGCGCGGCTTGTCGCGCACGTGGCAGGCCGGGTGCAAACCGACGCGCTGACCGGCACGTTCCCGATCCTTACTCCAGGGGTCAACCGGGTCACTTTGGGTAGTGGCATCTCCAAAGTCGAGATCACCGGGAACTGGCGAAACCCCTAACCCGGCCCATCTCTTTGCTCCCAGTGCGCCCGTAGCCGTTTCTTTGGCTGCGGGTGCACGTCTGCGAAAGGAACACCACCGATGCTCACCGTGCATGCCCCGACTGCCACCACGTTCACCGCCACCGGCGAGGGTGTCCTCGACCCTGAACTGATCGACGCCCGGGTCGTTGAGGAACTCGGCGGAGCCTACCAGCTGACCGTCACCTATCCAGCCGATGGGCCGCTGGCCTCAAAGCTGGTAGTCGAGGCGATCATCGCAGCCCCTGTTCCCGGCACCACCATCCGGCAAGGGTTTCGTATCCACGAGGTCACAACCAGCCTGGACGGGCTGTTGGAGGTCACCGCCTTCCATCTGTTCTACGACCTGGCAGGCAACTTCATCGCCGACACCTTCGTGGTCAACAAAACCCCCAAGGCAGCCCTCGACCAGCTCCTTAGGTCTGCGACCACGCCGCACCGGTTCACCGCGACCAGCTCCGATACGGCCACCAGGGCCTCTGCGCGCGTGGTGCGGATGAACCTTGCCGCCGCGATCATGGACCAGGGGTCGGATAACACGTTCGCCTCCCGGTGGGCCGGAGAGCTCACGCGCGATAACTGGCACATCCACCACACCGCCACACGCGGCGCGGATCGTGGGGTCGTGATCCGGGATCGCAAGAACCTCACCGGCTACACCTCGACCATCGATCTGACGAGCGTGGTCACCCGGATCGTGCCGGTCGGGTTTGATGGGATCACCCTGCCCGAGCTCTACGTCGACTCGCCACACCTGAATGCCTACGCGATCCCGCATATCAAGGTGATGCGCTACCCGGACATCAAAGCGATCGCCGACGCAGATAACCCCCGCGAGGACGAAGTACCTCTGCCGCAAGCACACGCCCTTCTGCGTCAAGCCGCTAAGACCGAGTTCACCACCAACCACGTCGATACGCCTGCTGCGAGCTACACCGTCTCGTTCGTTGATCTCGCATCGACTGCCGAGTACGCCGACCTCGCCGAGCTGGAGACCGTCCTGCTGGGAGACACGGTGACGGTACAGCACGCCGACCTGGGCGTGTCCCTGTCAGCGCGGGTCGTCGGCTACGAATACGACCCGCTCCAGCAGGCGTATGTCTCGGTGGAGCTCGGGTCGGTTGCAGGGAAGTTCACCCAGATCACCCGCCAGATCACCACCGCGCAGACGGCCGCCCAGATGGCTGCTGATCTTGCTGGCGTGGCGCTGGCATCAGCGGACGGGAAATCCACCAACCATTACGGGCCGAAACAGCCCGCTGCCGCCCGCCTCGGGGACACGTGGTTTAGGGACAATGGCGAGAGCATCGAGATCTGGATCTACCAGGTCACCGACACCGGCGAGCCCGGCTGGGTTGCCCTTGCCACGGACCTCAACCATGCTCAGGTCAGCGCTGAGCTCGCCGAAGCTCGCGCTGAGGTGGAGGCCGCGAAAACCGCTGCTGACGATGCCCAAGCTGCCGCTATCGCTGTCGCTGCTCGCCTCACCGAAGCCGAAACCGAGATCAGTCAGGCACGCGAAGCAGCCAGCCAGGCCGAAGCCACAGCACGGGAAGCTGAGGCTGTAGCCGGAGAGGCTGGCATGAAGGTGACCGGGCTTGAGAGCTCAGTCTCCCAAGCGCAACACCGTGCCGATACGGCCTACGAGACGGCACGGCAGGTTCAAACCAGTAATGAGGCCCGGTTCACTGAGCTGACGAACGCGGATAACAGCCTCGCCTCGTCACTTTCAATGATGGCCAGCGACCTGAACCTGCGCGTGCGCTCAGGCGAGATCATCTCCCAGATCAACATCTCACCCGAAACCATCTTGATCGCCGGTGAGCGCATACACATCACCGGCCAAACCAGCATCGATAACGCCACGGTCACCACCGCAATGATCGCCAACGCGGCGATCACCGACGCCAAGATCGCCAACCTGTCGGCTGCCAAGATCACCACCGGCACGCTCGCGGCTGCCCGGATCGCAGCAGGGTCGATCACCAGTGACAAGCTCACGATCGCTGATGGGTTCATCAAGACGGCCATGATAGCTAACGCGGCAATCACGGACGCAAAGATCGGTTCGTTGTCGGCCTCGAAGATCACCACCGGCACCCTGTCCGCTGCGCGGATCGCGGCCGGGTCGATCACCAGCGACAAGCTCACGATCGCAACCGGCTTCATCCAAACCGGAATGATCGCGGATGCGGCGATAACCTCGGCGAAGATCGGTGCGCTGGATGCAGGCAAAATCACCACCGGCGTGCTTAATGCCTCGCGTATCGGGGCGAGGTCGATCACGGCGGACAAACTCGCAACAAACGCCATCCAGGTGGGGCTGGCGGGGTGGACGAGCTCCATCCGCATCAGCCCCACACAGATCGCCTGGTACAACGGGTCCACTCTGGAAGGAAGCATCACCTCGAGTGGGATGAATTTCTATTACGGGACTAGGTTTATCGGCAGAACAGGCCAGCAGTATAAAACCGGCAACACGAGTGTGCGAGGGATTTCAAACTCACTGGATACCCAAGGTGACTACATCACCTGGTCGTATAAAAAGCTCCAATCTGACGATTCGTACACCACCATGCTCACCTTGGATCCTCGTGGAAAGTTCTACGGCCATGCAGGTATTCACTTGGGTGCAGAGCTACGCACCCACGGGCACTCGTTTTATACCGGCGAGAACCGTTCCGTTGTCTTGCAAGACTGCACACTCACGGGTAAAGGCACGTTTGCTGGCTGGGCAGGCAGCTCAAACCTATCCAAAGTGGTGTTCCATACCTACGACCTGATGATCGTTACCAACGGGTCGTTCTACAACATGACCCGATTGGTCGACCGAGTTAATGACCTCATGACCCGCGTCAACTCACTGATTCTTTCATTGAACCAAGGCTGGGTGAAAAACATCAACGATGCTGGCAATGGCCGAATCACCTGGAACTACTTCTACAACACCGGATTATCGACCATGTCAACCAACCTCAACTAGAAAACCGAAAGGACACCACAGATGCGATTTCTGCTCCCACCACGCCATCTCCAGCCCACCTTGGAACTCCTTGAGGCGATGCCGCTAGCCGCATCAGCATCCCGTGCACGCACCAAACTGGTGCACCTGCTCAAAGCTGCCTACGCCCGCTTCGCTGAAGACGAATACGATCTAGTGGCCCACTACGCCACCTGCCACGACGACGGCACCCCAGTAGTCGACTCTCACGGCATGTTCACCCTCAAAGACCCCGACACTGCTGCCGAGTTCCACTCCCACCACGACACACTCCTGAACACGCGCGTAGAAGTAGCCGGAGCCACCTATGAACAACACGCCTGCGACATCCTCGACTTTCTTAAATCTTCAACCATGGAACTCTCCGGCTGCCAAGCAGAAGCCTACGACGCGCTCTACGACGCCATCACCGAAACCGTCGCCGGAGGTCAGCAGCACCCATGAACAGCCCAGCCACCCCAATCACCACACCCGTGACCAGTGACGACGAAGAAGGGATCGTTGAGGTCATCAGCAGCGGACCGTCATCTCGCCACACCGTCTCGGCCACCCCGGCCACTGATCAGCCGCCTGCCGCGCCCACCGAACACACCGGGACGATCGACCTGTACGAGCCGATCCTGGACATCCTCACCAGCCCGGAACTCTAACCCCCAACCGCACTCCCATAAGGCCCACACCACTTCGGTGCGGGCCTTTGTCGTGTGCCCACAAACGGGAAGGAACCCACTTTCTATGTCGCTCAAAGCTATCTGGGCCACGATCCAAACCGGCCTGGCCGGGGTCGGGGCCGTCATCGGCGCGTTCCTCGGAGGTCTCGACGGTCTAGTGTACGCGCTCATCGCCTTCGTCGTAGTCGACTACATCACCGGCGTGCTCGCCGCGATCGCCGAACGCCGCGTCTCCTCAGCCATCGGGTTTCGAGGCATCTCCCGCAAGATCCTCATCTTCACCCTGATCGGACTTGCCCACCTGCTCGACGTGCACGTCATCGGAACATCCGGAGCGCTACGCACCGCCACCGTCGTGTTCTACCTGTCCAACGAAGGCATCTCCCTTATCGAAAACGCCACCCGCCTCGGGCTGCCCGTGCCTGATCACATTCGCCGCGCCCTGGACCTGATCACCCGTGACGTGACAGGCAAACCCGACCTCGAACACCACCCCAGCCAAACCACCCCAGCAGAAAAGGAGAACCCCTGATGAAGAACTGGGCCACCCTCGAAGCCGACGAAAACCGGCTGATGAACAAGCACTACACCAAAGGCCGCAACGGGCGGAAAATCAATAAGGTCATCATCCACCACAACGCAGGCAACCTCACCATCAAGTCCATCTGGGACGTGTGGCAGACCCGCCAAGCATCCGCCCACTACCAGGTCGACTCAGGCGGCCGGATCGGCCAGCTCGTCTGGGATCGCGACACCGCCTGGCATGCAGGCAACTGGGAAGCCAACACCACCTCCATCGGTATCGAGCACGCCGACATCTCCTCCAAGCCCTGGCGTATCTCCGAGGCCTGCCTTGACAACGGTGCCCACCTCGTCGCGGCCATCTGCCACTACTACAAGCTCGGACGACCCGTGTGGGGCAAGAACGTGTTCGGCCACAAGCATTTCTCTGCCACCGAATGCCCGGCCTCCCTTGCAGGAAGCCAGCATGCGGCCTACATGGCACGCGCCCAGTACTGGTACGACCGCCTGAGCGGCACCAAGCCCGCCCCCACAGCACCGGCAAAGCCCACACCGCCCGCACCCAAGCCCTCCGTCAACATCGACGCTCTGGCTGATGCGGTGATCCGAGGCGAGTACGGCAACGGGGACGAGCGCAAGCGCCGACTGGGAAGCAACTACGCCGCCGTGCAGAAACGCGTCAACGAGAAGCTCACCGGAGGAAACCCCAACAAGCCCTCCGTCAACATCGATGCCCTGGCTGATGCGGTGATCCGTGGAGACTATGGCAACGGCGAGGAACGCAAGCGCCGCCTCGGCGGCAACTACGCCGCCGTGCAGAAACGCGTCAACGAGAAGCTCGGCATCAGCTAACCCACGCGAAATCAACCCTTGGCCCCGTCATCACCTTCATCGAGGTGGTGGCGGGGCCTTTTCTGCGTTTGCGGAGCTGGTGTTTACCGCAGGTCGTCGAACGGGTCGATGACGGACTGCACTCCACAGCTCGGGCAGATGAACGCGATCCTGATGCCTTGACCTTCGCCTGCAGCAAACGGGTCAGGGACACAATCTGAGCCGCATTCTGAACAGGTTCGGTACGACTGGTCGTCGAGAAACACCGGGAGTTCAAAGTCGTCGCCAGTCATCTTCACCCGCCCTTGCTCTGTCGCGGTTCACACGTCGATCGGCCCGCATTGTGAATTGAGCAAAGAATTGCTGCCTTATCTGAATAGAGGCGCAGATCCCAGCCACGGGTGCGAACGCGGCAGGGAGCTTTGTTTCTGTTGTCCGGTTTCGTCTGGCGTGACCGGCGTATGGGCGACCACCTTTCGCCTCGTTGCCAGGAGGGCCTGCTCATGGCTCTGAACCAGACTGATCGCCATCACATCCAGATGATGCGCGCTGCGGGGGTTGCCTACTCTCGTATTGCCGCGCACCTGGATCTGAACGCCAACAGTGTCAAGACCTATTGTCTGCGACACGGCATCACCGTCGATCCTGCCGTTGAGCAGGTCACGGATCCAGTTGGAGTGTGGTGTTTGCACTGCTGCAAGCCAATCGAGCTCCGGCAAGGATCGAAGTTCTGTTCCACTGCCTGTCGACGAGCCTGGTGGGCCGCCCATCGCAGGGTGGTCACCGAAGAACTGGTGTGCGCGAACTGCCACCGACAGGTCACTGTTGCTCGCACTGGCCAGGTGAAACGCAAGTACTGCTGCCACCCGTGCTACGTCCAGCACCGCTTCAATACCCGTGGCGGTAAACGATGAACATGGCAGCCGAGCTGACGGCTCATCACCAGCTCACGCAGGTCAAGAAGCTTCTCGAACGCGGCATCCTCACCCCACGCGAAGCCATCACCGTGTGCCAGCGCCTCGACGCCCCAGATGCGCCGCTAGCCGCCCTACAAAGAGCCAGTTTCGTTGACTATCTCGAGGGTTTGAGTGATGTATGGATACAACCTGAAACCCTGTCTGACTAGGAGAAATACCTTGAAGAGAATGGAGCAAATCACCCCGCCACCGATCAGCACTTCTCCGCTTGTGAAAGTGGCAGCGTATGCCCGCATCAGCATGGAAACCGAGCGCACACCGCTGAGTTTGTCCACCCAAGTTTCCTACTACCAGCAACTCATTCACGACACTCCTGGCTGGACGTTCGCCGGAGTGTTCGCCGATTCTGGAATCTCTGGAACCACCACGCATCGACCCCAGTTCCAAGAAATGCTGGCCCTTGCCCGGGAAGGGGCAATCGACCTGATCCTCACCAAGTCGATCTCGCGGTTCGCTCGCAACACCGTCGACCTGCTCGAAACCGTTCGCGAGCTGAAAGACCTCGGGGTGGAGGTGCGATTCGAAAAGGAGAACATCTCCTCAACCAGCGCTGACGGAGAACTCATGCTCACCCTGCTGGCGTCTTTCGCGCAGGCAGAATCGGAGCAAATCAGCCAAAACGTGAAGTGGCGCATTTGGAAAGGCTTCGAAGAAGGCAAAGCGAACGGCTTCCACTTGTACGGTTACACCGACTCCGCTGACGGCACCGACGTGCAGATCATCGAAGAAGAAGCAGCCGTGGTGCGTTGGATCTTCGCCCAGTACATGAAGAAGACCTCGTGCGAAAAGATGGCCGCGCAGCTCATCGCTGACGGTAGGGTTCCGCACCTGGCTGATAACAAGATGCCCGGCGAATGGGTCCGTCACATCCTGAAGAACCCGCACTACACCGGCGACCTCCTGTTGGGCCGTTGGTCGACTCCGGAAGGCAGGCCTGGACGAGCAGTACGCAACACCGGCCAGTTGCCGCAATACCTGGTGGAAAACGCGATCCCCGCGATCATCGACCGCGACACCTTCACCGCTGTACAAACCGAGATCGCTCGACGTCGCGAGCTCGGTGCCCGCGCGAATTGGTCCATCGAAACTGTGGCGTTGACGTCGAAGATCAAATGCGTGTCCTGCGATTGCTCGTTTGTGCGCAACGTACGCAATCCGAAAACCCAAAACTCGATCTCCACCGAGCACTGGATCTGCACCGAACGCAAGAAAGGCCGCAAAACCGGATGCGGCACCTGCGAGATCTCTGACACGGCACTCAAAGGCTTCATCGCGCGAGTCCTGGGTATCGATACCTTCGACCAAGAGGTGTTCAACGAGCGTATCGACCACATCGAAGTGCAGGGAAAAGACCATTACACGTTTCATTACACCGATGGCACCAGCAGCTCGCACACGTGGCGACCAAACCTGAAGAAGAGCTCGTGGACCCCAGCAAGAAAAGCCGCCTGGGGTGAACTCTTGCGTGCCCGCTGGGCAGAAGCCAAAAGGCTCGGGTTGAACAACCCACGGCAAGCACCAACACCACCAGAAGCATTGGCGAAGTACCGGGCCGTGGCCAAGGCAGAGGCTGAGCGCCTGCGCGCCGAGCGAGGCGAACGCTAAATGGCCCGCACCGTCACAGCAATCCCCGCCACCCGAGCGCTCCACACTGGTGCTCCACTTGGACAGACAACCCTGCGCAGGGTCGCCGGGTATGCCCGCGTGTCCACCGACCACGACGATCAGGTGACGTCCTACGAAGCCCAGGTCGACTACTACACCCGCTACATTAGCGATCACGCGGGCTGGCAGTTCGTGAAGGTCTATACCGATGAAGGCATCACAGGCACCTCAACCAAACACCGCGCTGGATTCCAGCAGATGGTCACCGACGCGCTCGACGGCAAGATCGACCTGATCATCACCAAGAGTGTGTCCCGGTTCGCCCGCAACACCGTCGACTCGCTCACCACCGTTCGAGCCCTCAAAGACAAAGGCGTGGAGGTCTTCTTCGAGAAAGAAGGCATCTGGACCTTCGACGCCAAAGGCGAGCTCCTCATCACCATCATGAGCTCGCTGGCGCAAGAAGAAGCCCGCTCCATCTCCGAAAACGTCACCTGGGGGCACCGCAAACGCTTCGCCGACGGCAAGGTCACCGTCCCATATTCTCGGTTCCTCGGATACGACAAAGGCGAAGACGGCAGCCTCGTCATCAACCCCGAGCAAGCCAAACTCGTGCGCCGGATCTACAACATGTACTTAGGTGGCATGTCCATCGGAACGATCGCCCGCACCCTCACCGACGAACCAGAGACCTTCACCGCCGCAGGCAACAAGACCTGGTATTACCGATCCATACGAGCGATTCTCACCAACGAGAAATACAAGGGTGACGCTCTCCTGCAGAAGTCGTACGTCGCTGACTACCTGACGAAACGTCAAGTCATCAACCAAGGCGAAGTACCCCAGTACTACGTCACCGCCAGCCATGAGGCGATCATCAGCCCGGCAGTGTGGGACTTCGTCCAAGCCGAAATAGCTAAAGGGGCTAGAGATCAGCGAACCCAGCATCGCACCCGGCCCTTCTCATCGACCTTGGAGTGCAGCCAGTGCGGGCACTTCTTCGGCTCGAAAACCTGGCACGCGGGCAGTAAGTACGAAAAGGTCATCTGGCGGTGCGGCCACAAATACGCAGGCCAGGAAAAATGCGCCACCGGGCACATCAGCGATCAACGACTCAAGGACATGTTCCTTAAGGCCATTCGCCTTCGATTCGGCTCATCGACCGACACAGGTGTCAACCAAGCCGTTCTCGACGCCCTCGACACGAGTGACCTGGAGGTTGAGGCCGCCGGGCTTCTCGCTCAGATCAACGAGGTGGCCAAAAAGCTCCAATCGATGATCGCCCACAACGCACGAGTCGCTCAAGACCAGCAAACCTACGAGAAGGCGTTCAACGCTAGCCACGAACAGCACCAGGCGCTGTTAGCTGATCACGCTGCCGTGGTCGCCGAGATCCAGAACAAAAACAACCGACTGGCCGCCTACCACTATTACATGCAGGAGACCGCCAACCTTGATCTTGAACGCTTGGTCTTCAGCCCATACCTCTGCGTAGCTTTGCTCGATAAAGGCACCGTCGACGTCGACGGCAACGTCACCTTTCAATTTCGCGACGGCAGCACCCAAGTAGTCGCCATCAAGCAGTAACCCAGTATCCACATCTAAGCGCCTGCCAGAACCTGGTGGGCGCTCGCGTAGTCTTGGAGTGGTGGATTGCTTACAATTGAAAATTCTTCAGCAAGTTGAGGACTACGTGACGCCGTTCCAGGTGGTCGAGGGATTCGATGACCGCTGGTGGCACGACAGGGCTGGACGAGTCGGCGACGACACCCTGGGTGGCAAAGAGTACATCCAGTTTCTTGCCGATAGTGTGGAAGTCGGGCGCGCTGAGGCGACAGATTGGCCGCTCTCCGATAGCTATATCGGAGTTGACTCGACGGTGCCAACCAAAGAGATCTGGTTCTTTGAGATCCGCCATGACCTTCGCCGACAGCACTATGGGGCTGAGCTTGCAAGGCATCTGATCAGCCACTACGCAGGTTACCCCTTGATCGCTTTCTCCGAAGGCGCTGACGAGTTTTGGGCAGGAATTGGCTGGCACTATTACCCGCGTAAAGACGGGGATCCCCATTACCGCAAGCTCTTCGTTTCCCGGAAGATCGGCCCATGA